GCGGTGACTGTCCCGCCATAAAGTCCTAGTTGTGCCATTGTCAAAACCTCTCTTTCTTCGATATTGGCGGCGCCCGCACTGGCGGCACCGCTCCCAAGTCGTGAAAAATTTTCACGAGTTCATTGATTTCTGGTTTTAATTTTGTTATAATGAATAACACGGTACTACAATAACTTCTTATCTCGACGACACGGGGCGAAAAGAACTGTGTTTGTTTTGTGGCTTGCCACAGCTGGAAGGCGCCTGATTAGTTAGGCGCTTTTCTGTTTTTATTGTTTACATTATATCACACATTTGATATAATTAGATTGCAATCAAAATACATCACCTTTCTTAAATCAGTGACGCGATTTAGAAAACAAGAGGGCGGCCGCAAGGCTGCTTTTTTGTTGCCATTTCTCGAATGCCGATGTATAATATATATGAGCGTAAGCTCTCTTCTACCTACACCTTTTTCAATATATTTATTCCATCCTGACCCTAAAACAAAAAGACTGCCGAACGTTGGCAGTCTTTTTGTTTTGTCACTTTGCAGTTGCAATGCCAGCTGCGGCACCCAGCATAAAAGCCACGGCCATAAAGAACACTAAATTCATAATCATGCCGTTAGCTTTCAGAAGGTTAAAAAACTCTTTCATAGTATCAGCTCCGCTGCGTGTTGGTTTAGATAATTATACCACACGCAGCGGGGTTACTTTTTCCGGCTGGCTAATTCAAACATTGCTATCTGATACCAGATAAAGCAGCATTGCGCCGCAAAGATTAGTAACTGTGCTTCGTATTTTTCCATATGGTCATAACGGACTATAACCGTTGTTAAAAATATCTGACTGACCAGCACCAATAAAAACGAAACCGGTATCATTTTTTACCTCCTCGTAGCTTCTGCGTTGACCGCTGACGGGTTTTATTACAGGTTTGCTATAGTTTGCCTTTGTCAAAAAGTTCGGCGGCTTAAAACTCAAAAATGAATTTTCGCAACTTGTTCTTTAACTCCATTAGTAACGATGTAATAATCTGGCAGCGTTACACCTGCGTTTTTAACAAGCTTCATGTAACTTAAAACTCCACGAATACCGTCAATGTACATAAAAACTTTAGCTTCGTGTTCTTTGTCTGTATATAGTAGTTCAGTGCAATCATGGTTAAGGTCTCTAATATATCCCCGTTTCGGGATGTATATGTATAAAACATCCCGACGCTGGTTATATTCCCGTGCGTCTTCGTCTTCTGACTTTCCCAGCTTCTTCTTAATAAACTGGAAGGCCTTGACGGCCGCCACGACATACAGCGCCCCTATGGCTACCGTAACTATAACATACAGCGGCGTTATAAAAACCAGCACTGCTAATTCCTGTAATTTGTCCATGCTTAACCTCCTTCAAGGGTGGCTATTACCTTCCTACTACCCTCTTTATATAAAGCCTTTTCGATTTCTTCAAATTCTTCTGTGGTAAGTTCGCGCAGAATGAATTCGCCGTTTTCGTCGACAGTCAAACGCTGCGCCACAAGCTCGGCCACTTTATCAAACTTTTCCCGCGTTGCACGGAGGACTTCAAGCGTAAACTTGTTGCCTACTGGTACTATGCGAACTTCTTCAACAACGCCGCCAGTTAGCTTAACTTCATCCAGTATATACTCGTTGCCGTTTTCATCCGTCCTTATATCGCGAACAATGTTGCACTTATGGCCTTCAAGCTCTACAACTCGCTGACCGCATTTGTTTTCTCTAATGCTTTTTACAAGGTACTCACGGCCGGTTATACAATGAGCGACAATGTCATTTTCTCTAATTTTCAACATTCTTTCCGCCTTCCTTTTATCACTGGCCATTTCCAAAACGGAAACAACCAGTTTGAGTAATAACAGGAGCAGGGCAGAAGCCCTGCTATGCATTAATTCATCGGAATAATGATAGAAGAAAAACTTCTGTCCCTGCCGTAGCCTGTCCCATATTGGGCAAACTCGTTGCCCAGTTTGTCGGTTTGAATTGCCCGCGTATAAGTTTTCTTCCCGGTTACAAGGCTTACCAGCAATACCTGTGGGTTATAAGGATTTGGCGAAATGTCTTTAACCTTGTAAACCGTGCCGCTATCGTGACGGGCATAGCCGCCCTTTTTTTCGAGGTGTTTCCCTTACCTCTTGACTATATTATATACCCCCCTCTGTATATTGTCAACATTTTTCTTAAAATATTTCAAAAAAATACAGGGCGTTTGCCCTGTATCTGGTTTATTCTGTCGGCGGGAGCACGAAGCCTTTTTGCAGTTCAAATGTTATAGTGCCGGTGATAGGCGACGAATCAACTACGGTAAACGGGTAGCCTAGCAGTAACACCTCGTACCCCGAGGCGCTGGCGTCAAAGTAATACTCACCCGGCTCTAAAGTTAAGCCCGATAACGCCAGACTGCCGCTGCTGTCTGTAATGCCCAGTTGCATAAGCATTTGGTGATTACCGTCATGCAGATATACATAAGCATTGGCGATACCTGCGCCGGTTTCTTTATCTTTAACGATAAAAGTCAATACTGCTTCGACTTCCCCCCAGATGTATAAACTAACAACCGTCTATTTAACATAGTTATCCCCATTTCTGAATGTTGATTGCCACTTTAGCTACTACCCATTTACCATAGTTGGCCTTTAGATACTCATACAATGCTGGTGGCGATTTAAAAGCGTATTGAGCAATTTTCCCGTCGTCACTGGCCACAACGTTTTCATTTATGGAAAAACCGGCGCCCGGAATTTCGCAGGACAGCGTAAACTTACGCTGTCTAACAGCCGGGTCGATATCCATAAATTTAAGCAGGAAATTATTGTACTCGTTGGTTTGAAGCGTTTTGAGGTTTGCTTTTGCCTGTGGGAAATTCTGAACAGTCATACCTTCCCAGCCAACGAAGTCGCCAGTTTGGCCATAAGTCCAGCCGTAATTACTTCCCCCCACAAGCCGACGAATAACGTTTCTTCTCCCTGTGGTTGGAGTTGCGACATTGCTATATTAACCCAGCCGTATTCACCGGGCGCTATGTTGACGCTCCCTGTGTAATCCGCATAGCCAAAAGCAGTAACAGTATACGGTATGTCTGTATTTGTCGGGACTTCGTAGAATATGGCCAAGCCTTTGTTGTCCGAGGTTTTTGTAACAGTTTCGCCGTTATAGCTTATTGTTATCTTGGCACCGGGAAGACTGCTGCCGCCCGGCTGGTCTATGTCGAATTCTAATGTTGTGGGCGGGCCACTACCCCCCCAGATGTGTAAACTAGCAATCGTCTGTTCAACACGTTTATGCACCTCACTCTACGTATATTGGTACAGTTTTGTTTCTGTTAGTATCTAAATAGTTAAATAGTGCTTGGTCTTGCCCAAGTTCGATATAATACTGTGTTCTGACGCCTGTATAAGTGATTTTTGTAAGTTTGTACGCCGCACCGCCCAGCGTGACCGTTACTGTCGGTATCTCGGCAGCGGTGTTGCCAAAAAGTTCGAAACTAAAAGTATTAATTAACAAGCCGGTAGTTATCGGGTCAAATTGCAGTTGCAAATAGCAGCTAGCAATCTGATACCCAATATATTCGGCTGGTGTGATACTGCCTTCTGCAATTCCGCTGTTAAAATACCCCCGATGATAAATACCTATCATTACATCGTCGAACGTGCCTACCAGCAGTCCAAAATCGTGATTTACAACGTTACCCCCCCGGCTCCGTTGAACAAAAGTCGTCTGTTAAACATGGTTTCGCTGCTCCTTTCATTAGTAGTCAGTCAAGTTCGGCTTTACGGCATTTATACGCTGCGAATATCTTATAAATGCCATGCCGTCTGTTCCGGCTATTTCACTGCCATAATCGACCGTGATACGATAAGTTTTCAGCGGCGTCACACCGATATACTTCGTGGCGCCTGCGCTGTCTTCTCCCGCAGCACTAAACCATGTTTTACCGCTAAAGTTTGAATACATACTGCAATAGCAAGGCTCGCCAGTTATACTGCCGTTTATTCCGCCACCCACATAAACTACATTCACGCCAGCGGGAATAACAACATCAAACGTGTCATAAAATCCGTCCTCGTCAGCTTCCGTGGTACTCCATAAGTTAGTATCTACATCAGGCAGCGGCGGCGGGGCGCTGTCCCCCCCCGAATCTATTAATAGACGTCTAGTGAACACATTATGCACCCCTTTTATTTAATGTAGTCCGTTTTGTTTGGAGTTTTAGTATTTATGGACTTTGAGTAGTAAATACTGATAGAACCGCTTTCCGTGCCTGTTTCGCTGTTCGTCATAACTGACAGGGTGTATTCTGCCCCACTTGTTACGCCGATATAAATATCGCCACCAATCCCTTCGTATCCGTATGCTTCCAGCCACCAAACGCCAGTTTTAACCGATTGGACGTCAATTTGTACAAATCCTTCCTGTTCGTGGTAAACATCGTAAAAAACTTTTACAACGTTACATCCCTCTGGAATCTTAATAGTTACCGTTCCCGGGCCGAAGCCGTCTAAAAGCAATGTATCTTGGTCGGGTAGCTCCGGAACAGGGTCGCTACCCCCCGGATGTGCTGACAAGCAATCGACGATTAAACATGTTGTTTCTCCTTCTGGGGACATGTTGTCCCCATGAAATCATGGCTGCGGCATTGCGTCGCTTATCTCGCAGGGCACAGTGTTACCAACGTTGGCCCTAAAAAATTCGTAAAGCTGTTCTGTCAAATCCGGGTCGCCGCCAAACTCGTAAACTGCCATATCGTCAAAAAAATCAACGTATGATAGCGTTACATCCGGTAACGGTTCCCCGGCAGTTGTTGAAAGGCTGACAATCAAATCAGTGGGAAAGCCGGGTCCGTCCCACATGATATACATAGTGATGTACGTTCTCCCGGTCATATACAGAACTTTCACAGTTCCAGTTTTGCCTGAAATGGTGCGAGGGTTAGGAGTTATGGCTCCGTATGTCCCCCCTCGGTTCCGTCGCTGTAGCCGTAAAAGCCGCCGCTGTTGCCGACGGTAAGAGTGCCGCCTGTTGCAGCTTTTGGGGCGCCATATATCAATAGTCTTCTGTTAATCATCGTCGCGCCGCTCCACGTATTCGCTCGGCCTGTCACATGTGCCTTTGACATTGCAGCACCCGCAAATAAAGCCGCCCTCTGGACCGTAATACTTGCAGGCATGGCACCAGCCGACGTATTTAATCTTAAACACATTCACCACTCCCAGTTGTCAATTATCGCTTTACAACTCAAAATCGCCCATTATCGTGAAATACCTTCAAATATTGCCCGATATCTCCAAATATCTCCTATTACCTTTAAAAAGCTCCGTTATCCTCGAATATCTTAAAAACAGCCGATATCTTTGAATATCTCGCATTATCGCCAGATATCTTTAAATATCGCCCGATTTTAAAGATATTCGGCAGATTGCTTTACTTTTTAAAGGTTTCTGTTTCCAGTAGATAGGCGATACCGTAAATCACTACAGCCGCAGCTGTTATAAAAAATATGTCTATCATGTCTCCATTATACCAAAAACAGCCCATTTTGACATTTGAAGTTTTCGAGATTTCAAAATAGGCCATTTTTACCATTTCATTTACATAGATAATTTTGAGGTATTTATGCGCAATTTCCTGGACTTTTACTTGCAAATTATGCACACAGTTTAAACTGGACCGCCAGAGGTTCCGGACCCTGTATCTACGCCGGTGTGTCGGTGCGTACCGAATTCGATACCAGCGATAGAAGCACCCGTTGTTACGTCAAGACGCTGCTGTGCCTTGATATTGCCCTGTACGGTCAAATTACCCGTAATGGTAGTATTACTATTTATCAAGGTGTTAGCCGTGTTCACAGTGACTTGTGACGGTCCTGTGATATTGATATTGCCGTCCGGCAAGACTTGGATGTAGCAGCTTGGCGTTTTGTTCAGGAAGCCGCCGACGTAAAAGCCATCAGAGATATCGAACATCCGGAATGTACCCGGCTGCACCGGCTCGGTGATACCTACATCGACATTCGACACATCCTGCTTGGCGAATACTGCAAGGCCGATATCTCCAACAACCGGGTCGCAAATCACCGCCGCCGCGCCGCCCTGAATGCGCAGATATGGCAGGCTGTACATTTGCGCTGGCTGTATGACGTTGTTTTCAGCGTCCATAGAACAAGTTAAGGGCAGGACGTCAACGCGCCCTGTGGGGGCAATTCCGCCCGCCTCAACGGCCTTTACGATAACCGGGAGTGCCGTGTAAAGGTTGCCGCCCATAAAAGACCGGATAAAGTAGTCCAGCTGATTATATTCCGAATTCCCGGAATAGGGCGTCCGGGTCGACTGTACCGCGGTCGGGTTACGCTGCTGCTTAACTGGCGTAGTTGGCATGTCTCCTCACCTCTCTAGCTATACTGATTGTTCTGCACAAATACGGCTGAAAAAGTGCTGTTCCATGCCGCTGTAGCGCTGGTATAAGCTTCGAGGTTGTGCGTAACCTTCGTTACTTTCCATATCCCCGACGCCTTGGGTACTTCACTGCGCACGTCTATCAGGCCGCCGATGTCGATGTTGTTGTCAAATATAGACGACCACTCTAAGCCGTCCTGCGTAAAAGACGGGTAGCCGCGGCCGCCAGTTTCGGCAGAGATAACAACGGCGTTGCCTGTCTTGTTTGCCCCGCTCGGAATGGTTGTAACTGTGCCGTTTTCAATGAATACCTCGCAGTCAATCATTCTGGCCAGCTTGTATATCTTCTGAATGGGACTGCCGTTTATCGTGGTATTCGATATCTGGCCAGATACGCCTTGGTTCTGATAAACATATTCAGCTTCTGTGGCGAACTGCTGGAACAGTGATGTAACGTCTGCCCGGCCCTTTATTCCTGTCGGTTTAGAAGGCAGCAGGGCGGCGTAAATTCCGCTGGCCGCACTGACGCGAAACTTGACATCAGGCGTGCCTGTGTAGTCCGCCCATGCAAGTGTAAACTCGCCCTCAAAGCATTTAACCATATTCCCGCCGTTGGGACCGACTTCGACAAGAATTAAATTCTTCTGTGACTGCTGTGGCATAAAGCCTAAAGTAGTGGCGCTGGCCATTACGTCCGGCGGCAGGCCTGCTATCCATAAATCAAGCGTCGTTTTGTCGTCGCCGCCCGGTTTAACAATCGTCGCCCCGGTGGCCAGTCCCTCAATGGTGATAGTATTGTTACCGCCTGCAAACGTCCCCTGCCGAAGCGTGATAGTCGTTCTGATTGATTTTTGAGTAAAGCTGCCCATTTATGCAATCTCACTTTCTGGAATATAAACCAGCTTGTAGCGTGTACCTATCTTTTCCAGCTCAATCTGACTGCTGTGGCCGTCTGTGTCGACAAACATCAGATTGCCGTTGAAATTTACTTTTGGCTGTTGAATAATCCATTGGCTACTCATGCAGATAGCGCCACGGCAGACTATATCAGTACCGACGTCGATATCAGCAAACAGCCAGCCATAACGCCAGTACAGCCTTATTTGACAAATCTGGCCGCCAAGAGTAACGCTGAACTTCTGGTCAGGTATGGCAGAAAGCGGAATAACTTTGTATCTGCTGTTGTCAGGGTTAGAATTAAGCGCCATATTTCCACCGCCTTACCATGATTTTACAATAGCCCCAATGTCATAAAGCGTACTTGTTAGCTCGTCGTTACCTTCTTCGGTGTTCTTGCTGCCCGTGTTCTGCGTCGACGTGTCACTAGGATTTTCGGCGTCGCTGGTAGTAATCGCACCGCCCCCGGAGCTTACCACAACATCAGAGTAGCTGCTTTCAACCTCGCGGACTTCAATTAAAGCAAGGTCTACAATAAGCTGGCTCGTAGCGCCGTTTTCCTCAAATTTATACTCATAACTCAACAAGTTCAGGTTTTTGTATTCGCGCAGCGGCGTGACGATTGAAAACGTCTCTGTGCTGGTCCGCAACGCTTCCAGCGTGTCCAGTACCTTCTGCAAGTCGGCAGGGCTTTTGCTGGACTTGGCCAGCGTAACTGTGCCTTCAAAAGGCATAATTGTTTTGTTGTAGGCGACAAAATAGCCCTTTTCTACGGGGTCATAGGTAACATTGCTGTCGCCTTTAAGCCGCCAGCCAAGAAAGGACGAAAAGTCAGTTAAGGTAGTACCGCGGGTATCCGCAAGCAGCCAGTTTGACCATTCGTTCTTTAGAAAGTCAAGTATCTTAACTGTCATTTAGTCGTTCCCCCTTGTCCCGGTGGCAGTACCCCAGTACAGGCCGCTGTTTTTATTAATGCCTTTACCAATGTCGGCGGCTATGCCGTCTGCGTTGGTTGCTTGGGTGTGAATATCAATCTTGCCGATTTCAAGCGTCTTGTTGCCGCCAGCTCCGGCACCTGCCAGCTGCGGCGTGATAGGTGTAAAGAACTGCTCATATCGGCCGCCTAGAAAGTCTTTAACGCCGTCCAGAGAGGGCAAGTTATCAATAATCTTTTTCAGCGTGTTCCAGGCGTTTTCAAGCGGCGTAATAAAGTAGTCGTTGATAAAGCCGCCTATAGCTTTGAACACGTTCATTGCTCCCACGCCCAGCATGGCTATAAATTTTAGTAGATATAAAAACCTTGTTATCAAATCTTTAAGGATAAATTTCAGGATTTCCCACGCAAATTGAGCAGCAGCCTTTAAGAAGTCCCATGCGCCTTGAAGGGCTGCCATTACTTCCTCGCCCGTGCCTAGCGTTTTCCAAAGGTCCTCAAACTGGCTCTTGCCGCCCTTGGCGTATACATATAAGTCCTCTAGTATCAGGATAAGCCCGACAATGGCGGCAATAATCCACGTTATAGGGTTCGTCATTATGGCGATAAACAAGCTCCACAGAGACGGCAGGACTACAGCGCCAATGACTAGCGCTATACCGGCCAGCGCGATTTCAAATGCAAGACTGTGTTTCTGTATAAAGGCAAAGGCCGAAGTCATTGCTTTGGCCGCTTCTGTCAGAACTGGCGCAAACAGCCGCATTACAGGCAAAAAAGACATGTTCAGAGTTCTAGCGAATCTGTCCATAGCGTTGTTATAGTTGGCGGCGATAACGGTGTCTTCTTTCTGAAATACGCCAAGTTCCCGCTCGTACCTGATAAGGTCCTGCATTCCCTTTTTGCCCATTTGCAGAAGGCCGATAGTGCCCTCGTCAAGTTGCAGGCGTTTCAGCAAGCCGGCTGAGGTCTGCCTGTCCATGCCCTCAACGGCTCCGGCGACGTCGGTCAATACGTCGAACACGTCGCGGGCTTTGCCGGTGGCGTCAAGTGTGGCAACGCCCATGCTTTCAAAAAAGGGCAGCAGTCGGCTTTTTCCGGTTATGGCAATTCTTTGCAGCTCGGCGCCTAGTCGTTCGGCCGTGCCATAGAAAGCCTCAACGCTACCGCCAGCAAGTTTAGACGCCACGGCCCATGATTGCAGTTTCGGCGCGTCTGCGCCTATGCGGTCAGCTATCTTGCCAAGTTCGTCAGCAACAGCCGTCAGGTTTTTAACCTCTGACATTATGAAGCCGACAGAAGCAAGCGCGCCAAACTTTGCCAGCGCGCCCGCCTTTATCCGGTCAGCAAAGCTGCTAACTTTGCTTTCAGCCTGCTTTAGTCCTTTATCTAGGCCAGTATTATCCATTTTAACGGCTATCAGCAGCGAATCGATTATGTTAGCCATAGTATACCGCCTTTACTTCAATTCTTGGACTTGGCTTTTTTCTCCATGTCCTTGTACATCAGGTTTTCGTTAATATTGTTGATATAGATTATCTCGCACATATCCAGCAGGTCCTCATAGCTGTAGTAGGTTTCAAGCTCTTTGAGGGTCGCAAAGCGCTGCGATATCACCAGCGCGGTCATGTTAGATACGTTTACGTATTTTTTGAGAAAACTATATCTGCCGGCTTGCCCGTCGTATTCGTCGGGGACTGGCCGGCGGCTAGAAAAAAATCAAAATTTAATTTAAACGCTTCAACGCGCAGCTTCCACAGCACCCGGAAGTCTTCAATAAATCCGTCTACCAGTTCGGGTGTGCAGGGTGTTTTGACGCCGCTTGTCGGCACATAAGAGCAGCAGGCAAGCAAATCGTCAAGCACTTTTTCTGCGTCGTCTACGTCAAGATTTCCAAGCGATGTAATAATACTGTCAAAATCTAAGTCGTCTAGTTTTAATTCGGTGATAGGTTTCCCGTCGGGAACGTTGATAGAAGTAGCAAAGCCGCCGTGAAGCAAGAGGGATAATGCCCGCATAAGCCAGCGCTCTTGCTTCTTGGCGGAAAACTGTGTAATCTCAAATTGAAGGTCGCGCCCCTGTCTTTCATCTCTCACCATAACAGTAATTGTTTTTCTCATTTTTCTTCTCCCTTATAGCTCCATTAGATACATTTTTCAAAGTCAAACGCGAACGTTACAGGGTCTAACACCTGTTTCAAGTCCGGCAGTCTCTTTGCCGTGGTCAGATAGCCATTGACATAGGTGTATGTCTTGGGCATAGACTTGATGTTGATAATCAAACTGACTTCGAAGGGTGTCATTTGATTTTCAGAAGCCGCAATCAGCGCTTGAAAATATGGCAGTGACGGGCTAGACGGTTCGATAGTGATATGCACCGTCTTTTTAGACGGAGTATAACCAGCGCTCAACTTGCCATCGACGCCCATTCTGGTGACGGCCAGTGTTTCCTCGTCTTGGTTGATTGCTTGGTCGGTAGCGAATCCCTCAACAGCAAAGCCGACGGGGAAAAGGTCATTAATAATCATAACCGCCGTAGCGTTAGCAGATGTGATGTTGCTGCTCATAGTCTAGTTTCCCCCTTTATACTACCGCTGTAAGCGGGAATTCAATTTTATTGACGCTGCCGCCGTAGGTGTACCATACAGAAATGTTTGGCGTTCCTCTGGTTGCCCTTACTTCTGGCGCCGGGTCAGTTACCCTAATGACAAAACCATTAGTGTACAGCTCGGTGCTGATGTCCTCGCCTGCTTCTTGGTACAGCTGCGCTTTTTGCGCTTCGGACAGGCTAACACCGGGGTCGATTACGCCATTTGTGAGCGCTCTGTTAATCGGGTCTGTCAGCCATGCTTTAATCATGGTATAGCCACGGTCTACATATGGCAGGCGTTGAGTTTGCTGCATACCGTTCAGGCAGGCAGTCTGCATAACGTTTTGCAGCCAAATCATATTGATGTAAACATCAACGAAGCCATAGCTGCCGCCACTCATAGCGCCATTATAGAAGATATTGAACTGCTCACTTCTGGACGCATAGCGGCCGTAGAAGTTGACTTTGTTGTCCAGCAGGCTTGCCTGTGTCTGGTCATCGGTGCAAGTCGGAGCAAGTCCGCTCTGTGTCTTGAACGCCCAAGAGATAGCACCCTGTTCACGGTTCCAGTCGATAGAAGCCGCGCAGCTCATAACGAACACAGATACCTCGCCGTTATCGTAGGTGTTAATAGTGCCCTCATAGTCGTTGAACGCCAGCTGGCCGGGCAAGGAAGAATCACCGCCAGCTACTTGGCTAGCGTCCATGCTGTAGGCGCAGTACAAGAATTTATTCAAGTTGCTGTTGCTCCACGCTGCCAGTTCTACAGCTTCTGCTGTTTCCGGTTGGTATACAGTGGTGAAGCTTACCCAGTTTTCAGACTGTTTAATCGCAGCATTCATAGTTTGGGTAGGTGTCATTGCCGCAGTACCTTGACTTACCACAGCACCAGCAGCGGCAGTAAGGCCTAAAGCAGTGGCTACGTCTGTTCCCAAAGCTTCTACGTTGCTTCCATCGGTCGCATAGGTCACGCTGGAATCGTTCCCCGTAGTGTTTGAGACAATGCGATAGTTTTTCTGGTTGGTATTGAAAGTAACCGTTGTGCCGGTTACCTTTGCCTGAATCAAACCTGCGATATCGCTTTGAGTTTTGGCGGTGGATAAATTCAGGTCGGTAACAGTAACCGGCGAACCGTCTACAGAGATAGTAAAGCCGCCCTCTGTGATTTTTTGCAGGTCGGTTACTCCCAGTGCTTGGCTACCTATTAAGGCGCCTGCGATAGCTTCATCAGTACGGCGGAAGAAATAAAGCGTGTTAGGTTTCTTGCTGCTGTTCGTAAAGCCTAAGAAGTAAATAACCGCAAGACGATATTCGTCGCTGTCATAGCCGAAGTATTCGCCGACTGCCTGTTGACCAGTGAAGCCCATAAGCAGCGGATACGGCATGATAGCGTTTTTAGTAAGCAAAACGCCAGCAAGCTCTAACTCTGTGGAACCAGATGAAATAACTCTTGGCGTGATGTTTACAAGTCTACTTGCAGGAATAGCCATTTTTAGATACCCCCTTTAATTAGTTTGTTGGCGAATGATGTACATCAACATTTTCCAGCCTTGTTACGCTTGCCCGCTCGAAGTATTCGACCTCGATAGAATATGTTGACCACATAGACAGGTGCAGTTTGACTTGAAAGCGGTTGATAAACTGGTTGGTGTCGTCTACGTAAGGCAGATACACCATGTTTTCAGCGTACAAAAGGCCAATGTCATAGTTATTATGAAAAAAATCGGCCGCATAGGCGCTACGGCTCAAGGTTTCTAATCCTTCGGCCCTGCTCCGTGAACGGTCGATATCGGTATCGCAAAAATCAACAGTTACAACGTATTCCCGTAATGTGGCCGTGATAACGTTACCTTCCGGGGTAACTTGGCTTTCACCTGTGTTTGTCCCTATACGGCGCGTCTGGCTCAAGTAAAACAATGTGTGCTCCCGTTCATCGCCGGGTAGCGCCATGTCGTTCTGGTTGCCCTCAAACACGCGCTGCGGGTCAAGCGTCGGCCGCATGTACTTCAACAGAAACTCGGTAACTGCGACGTTTATTTTTTTTTCTACATCAGATACAGGCATTTACTTTCCCTCGCCTTCGTCGGGTTCTTCCGGGTCAGGCTCTGGCTCCGGCGCTGGCCGTGTCTGTAGTACCGGCGGCGTCACAAGTTGGGTGATTTCAAAATTCGCCCACCCTGCATGTGCTGACCAGTCCTCAAGCACTTTGGAGATGTGCCAGTAGGTCCCATCTTCACGCTGGATGATATCACCTGTCCTACATAGCGGCACCCGCGATATACCGTCTACGGGCAGCGGCTGACTACTGTCAACAAACATCTGCTCTGTATGCGGCATATCGGGCACGTTTTCGCTATGGTCAAGGGAGTTTTCAGCGTTCGGCTGAATCTGCGCTGCAATCGTGATTGGCTCTTTATAGTACGGCGTCACTCTCCCATACGCCACAGCCTGCCCGTCAGACTGATAAAGAGTAACTGTTTCATCCGGGTGTACCGACGTTATCGAACCTCTCACTATAGCATGTAAATTCATCCCTAACATCTGCTATTCTCCTTTTTATTTTTCGTTGACAACTTGCCAACTAACAGCATTAATCATTGTTGATGTGTCGATAAGTGCCCGTTCCGGGTTACTTACCCCTAAAGACTTCCCGTTTTTCATCTTCCGGCGTTTAGCCGCTATCGTAGCAGGCTTGTTAAGCCGTGGCTCTCCCGGCGGCCAGTTGCGAATAGTCATCTGCAAATCGGTACGCGCTGACGGTCCAAGTGCCCGCAAGGCTCGAACAAATATGTCTTGTTCGATGATGTGCCCCTTGAAAATTCTTTCCAAGAAGCCCAGCCAGTCCTTACTTTTTTCCTCGACGGTCTTTTGCATAAAAGGCCGTTCTGGAACGCCGCCAAGGCCCACATTTTGAATGTAGGCGATGTACGCTACACTTTTCCCGTCCGGGTACGTTGACCCCTCTGGAAAGCCTATTTCTAGCTGCGGGTTTTGCTTTGCCAGCTGGCCGACAACTCTTTTAAAGTTGCCCAGCAGTTCCCCGCTACCGCCGCCCGCCTTTAGCTCAACATGAAAGCCCATTGTACCAACGGCCCCCGCTGATATATTTTTGCATAAGCTGCCAAAGAAGGAAGCCGCATTGCGTCTGCGTGTACCAGTTGGCTTTCGCCAGCACGGCATACGAAACGGAAACTTTGCCTTCCGTCGCACTTGCCACGTTGCCTACTGCCAGCGGGCCGCGCATTTGCAATTCGGATAAATGACAGGTCATCAGTTCAAGGAGCTTTGCCCGCTCGTCGTAGTCTTGGACTGCCGAAGCGGGGCCATTGTTGATTAAATAAGTGGCGGTATCGAAATTGTTTTCGATTTGCGCGTCCGGCAAAGTGATAAACGGATACTTTGCTTTAAAGTCTTCAAGGTTAAATTCAACAATGTTGTCTTCTTTAGACATAGTAGTTCCCCCCTATTCTGCCGGGGTAACTGAACCTTCTCTGCCCTCTGGCCCTGCCATTTTGGCGGCAGGCTCAAAGCCATTTCTAAGCGCTTTGCGCTCGTCTGTTTCTGCTTCGACGCTATACTTGTCGTCTTTAGTAGCGCAGAACAGTAAATGTTCTTTGATTAGCCAAAATTCCGGATAGTTTTTGCAGAACCATTCCCAAGCTGCACGGGGGACGTTAGGAGTTACGCCATAAGCGCCGACAGGGTTAATGCCCTTTTCCTTGCCCCGTAAGTGGGCATTGTTCCCGTTAAGGATAATGCGTTCAATAGTGCCTTTAGAGGTCGGGATAGCAAGTTCCAAGTCCTGCGGATAGTTAAGACATAAAGTCACGGTGTCAGTGGTATCAATAACAGCGCGGTTAGCGCTATTGATAGACTGCGCTTTGACCTTCTTTTCTTCCGCTGCCTTGGCTGCTTCTTCCGCCTGCTTTTCGGCTTCTTTAAGCGCCGCTTCATACGGTGTAGGCTCTGCTGCTTCTTCCGTGGCTTGCACAGCTTCGGCGGCGACCTCTGCCGCCGCTTCTGCTGCTAAGGTTTCTTGTGTTTCGGTAGCTACCTCTGCTGCTTTAGCAGTTTCGGTTTTTTTCTTCGTCAGTCTCGCCATTTTTCTTATCTCCCTTTACCCTAAATTATACACCAGTCATTGTAGCAACGGCAAACGGTCTGTATAAAATGCAGCCGTAGGAAGTGCCGACAAATTTCTGCTTGAAGCTGGAAGTTTCAGGCACTAAGCGCATTGCGCGCATTTTTTCGGAGAAACCGAATTCGCCTGTAGGCTCGCCGTTAATGCTGCGGCAAATGAGAAGTACAGTGCTGCTAGAGGAGTTTTCCAGTTCCGGCAGTTGAGCAAATTTGATGTTCGGGGTATAGCGTTTAATCATGTCCATAACGGATACGTTGAAGTCAGTTGCTTTACCCAGTTCAACAGCAGAGGAAGGAGAAGTTACGAGAATCAAATCGCTGTCGTTGCGGATGTGGCCCATAGAGTTTTTAGCCAAGTTCTGGAACAACAGCAGATAGTCTGCGTAAATTTCTTTAGTAGTTTTGAGCTTCCAAGTGTTACCGCCTTCACCAGTTCCCGGAACGATAGCAGCCGGACGGTTAGGCTCGTTCAGCAGGCCGTAGATTTCCATGTTTTCGACGCCCAGCAAATTGTATTTGTTTTGAGCAATGTCGATAGTGGTAGCTGCGGCGCGTTGTTTACGTGCTGCTAATTGCAAACGTGCTTTAGCTGCATAGTCTAGTTCACGGTCGCCATAGCGGATGTTGGTTTGAAATACGTATTGTTGACGGACCGGATAGGTCGGGTTGACGTCAGCCATTCCAGCATTGCCGTAGTCAGTGTAAGCTTCTACAGCTCCGGTGATTTCGTCGACTTCAAAACGTGCATAAGATGTAGTCCAGTCGCCTTTTTTAACCTCTGCGAAAATCTCGCGGGAGTTGCGAGGCCCGGTCAGAATCTCAATAACACGCGGGTCAAGATAAGATGTAAATTCTACAGGTACACCGCTGTTCGGTTCGGTTACCATTGCGGCGTCATAAGCCAAACGCTCAATGTCGGCGTCGTTAGCCATAATGCCACGAATTTTATAATGGTCATCAAATACAAAACCTTTTTCGCGCATAAGTGCTACTTGTTGGTCAATGTTCATTGGCATTTTTACTGTTCCCCTTTCTTTTTGTTCTTACGGTCCAAATCAAGAACCGCTAGGAGTGCTGGCAGGAACAACAGCCCCACGCCAATTTGAAATGATAATTACGCCGTTAGCAACACCGGCTTGAATTACTTCAAAGTCAGTTTCTACGGCACCATTAACGGTTGCTTGCGCATCTCCGGTTTTGATAGTACCGTCTGCCAATACGGCAAATACTTTCTGCCCGACAGTTGCGACGGTAGTGGTGACGGCAAAGAAATCGCCTTTTACCTCTACAGATACAGGATGACCAACGGGAACAACATTAGAAGCTTCTACGTCAATTCCAAGTGGGTTGGTGATTTCGCGCACTGCAAAGCCCAGAGGACGGTCAGTGCCGGTAGGTTTAACGCAGCCTTCTTTGGACGCGTCAGCCCATACGAAGCCGCCGATATTGCAAGCAGCACTTGCAACATAGCCTTTGGCGGTAGATACGATAGGGTTGATAGCTGCATATGCGCCCGGAATACCAATTCCGGGGTAAGTGTTTACGGTTTTCTGAAACGCCATTTTTTTACGCTCCTTTCTTATCGAACGCTGATTTTATTTAAGCCTTGCAGGTAGTCAGGTACGGAGACTGCGGAATCCATAGCAACGCGGCCAGCGCCCCATTTTTCAGTTTGTTTGCTTCTGCGCAGTGCGTCAACCATGCCTTTATAGGCGGTAGGCGAATACTCGGAAACATTGAAGCCTTCTGCTTTGAGTGCAGCGGCGTAGATATCGTCTGCGCTGTCATAAGCCAGCGGGTCAACTTTGCGGCCTAAGAATGCCTGACAGGTTTCAGCGGCGGCGTTGCGTTCGCGGAAACTTGTCTCAATTTTTTTACGTTCTGCCGCCAAAATGCTTGGCAGTGCGTCTTCGGCCAAGTACCTTTCTTCGCCCTCGCGTTCGTGGTCGCGGTCGATGCGTTTCGGGTCAGCTTTTTCGCGTTTCTCGCCGTATTTAACGCCCATTTCAAACGCTGCTCTGAAAGCAGGGTCTTTCATTTTTTCAGAAAGCTCGTCGTCTTCGCCTAAGGCTTTTTTCATGCCTTCGCTTTCATGTTCTTTATCCAGCTTTTCGCGTTCGCCGGGTTTCTTTTCCAGTTCTTCACCATATTTGACGCCTTCTGCAAATGTCATTTTGCCCTCGTCGTCTTTGGCGGCTGGTTTGGTTACAGCTTCTGCGGCTTCGTCCTCTGCTTTGGTGCCTTTCAAGCTAAGCAGGAAAGCGCGGATTTTGTCTTTAGCGGCAGCTTCCAAGCCGGGGAAAAGCTTGTCGGTGATTTCGTCAACGGTTGCGTTTTCGTCGATATCAACACCAACATCGCGGGGAGAATATCCGCCTTCTACTTGTGCTTCTACAACTTGGATTGCTTTGAGTAAGTTGCCCAATTCGGTCTCACTCTTTTCAATTCCTAAGTCGGCATCTGCGGCAAGCACGGAGTGCAAAGCTTTTGCGCGGCGTTGTTTAAAGCGCTGCACTGGCTCGGTAATTCTAAATTTTGCCATTTCTTTTAACTCTCCTTTCGGGGTATTGTTTATAGCTAGCCCAGCGGGCATACTATCGGCAACAGCCACGTCGGAACCAGCTCGGCCACGTGGCACAAGGGCAACGTGGTTACCCTTGATATCTCTCATTATAAAGTCATACGCTACGCCGTCAACCTCGCCCGGTGTGAAGTCAGGCGTGTAACGGTAGCTGCATGAAAGCTCCTTGAACTCTCCACGCTCGATTTTTCCAATCGCATCAGCGTCCTGCACTGATATGGTGTTTCGCAAATATGGAGCGTCAAACGTGGTATCGGTCCCGGTAGCTCCTACCCGGTGTTCTTTCTGCGGCTCGTCTGCACTGTCAAAATGGTGCTCAAGCAGCAGCGGCAGGCCGTTGAAAGTCTCGGCCGCTTTGGCCAGCTCGTCCGGGTCACGGTATCCGTAGTATATCCCCGTGGGGTTAAGTCCCAGTTCGGCGGCTCCGGGTATCTCCCGGCCATAATAAGGATTGATACAGGCTTTGGATATCGGGCAGGCTGATACGTGCAGATATCCGTTATCGTCTATCCTTCGGGCTGACGGGGCAGCGTCGAAGGTCAAATTGCTATCTTTTTCCACTTTATCACCTCTTAACTTACATGAATAATTTTGAGGTATTTATACGGCTTTTCACGGCATTTTATCCGCAAATTATGCACACAGTTTAAACGGTGTAAATCCTATCCCCGGGGGTGGGTCTACCCCAAATCTACATTTGCTGTCTGCTACAGTACGTGTAAATTCAATACTTTTCTCCCTTATTATAGCAGAAAAGTGTATATTCAAAGTCCTGTAGTACGTATTTACTAGGTTTCGAGCAGTTCGCTGATGTTTGGTCTGTAAGTGCAGCGGCAGTATGGAAGCTCGCCCGGTTTCACTTTTTTGCCTACCTCATAGTCAAACAATCCCTCGTCCAAGTCGAATTCTTTGCCGTCCATCTCCTCATGTGATTTACGGCTCGTTTTCTCGCCCGGAATATGTACCCATGTGCCAGTTTTTATACCCAGCTCCCGGGATTGGGCAAGTTCTAGCTCCTGCGTGGCCTTGTTCGTCTGGTCCATTGCAATCAGCTGCGCCTTACGCTCTGTAACACCTTCAATGTCTAGTAGCGTTTGATAAAGGCTTGCCATATCCCGGCCACGTTTGGCGCTTTCATATACACTTTTGATGATTTTATCAAAAAATGACGGGGCAATGGTCCTGATAAGGTTTACATTCCGTTCGGCAGCTTCTTCTAGTATGCGTTCATAAGCTGGTGTTACCGTGAATTTAATCGCCACGCCTACCCTTTTTAGTTCCGCCATTAAAGCCGCCCTGTTGGTTTTATCAATCTTGTTGATAAAGCGCACGGCCGCCCGTTCCGCCCGCTCCCGATTGAAGTCCATAATGTACTGGTGGAATTTCCGCCGCAGTACCGCCAGAAGCTCGTCAAGGTTTACCTCTTGCCCCTCAATGGTGATATCATACGCCAGCTGGTCGCCCTTGAGAAACTTCTTGTAATTCTTCAAGACATAGGGGATAGCTGTTTTCATCATGGGGCGGATAATGCGGCGTATCTCGCGGGCATAGCTTTGCTGTATGCCTGCATTAAAGACGTGTGGCGGCAGGAAGGTCTGCCCTCGTCTGGTCCTTCTGCGTCTGGCCATTTACTCACCCCTGACTGTTCTTCTCTGGCGGCGTTTCGGGTTTTAGCAGCTCCATTATCTCGCTATAGTCTGCGCTTGGTTCTTCTGTGTCTTCTACATCAAAGTTAGCCATAAAATGATTGTAAGGGCTATTATCACGCGTTTTAAGCTCCTCGCGTACTTCCTCTGGTGCCAATGCTCCCATAGCTATATAGAGGTTATCAGTTTCGGCTTGAGTGCGTCGAAGTGTAGCCATTGTTTCCTCACTCTTTTCAGAGAGTGGGTTAAATTCGACGCTGATACTTTCATCAATTTCGCCATATTCAATGAGTTGCAGTATCTTTACCAACCGTTCAAGCGGTTTTCTAAGCTGCCTTTCCTGCTGGCTGCTGATGTGCTTGTAATGGTTTTCAAGGTCGCTTTCCCCTGTAGCGTTCATGCCCTGCGGGGCGATGCCCCACAGTTTAGTTGCTGGCTCCTGAAACATAGCCGCTACAAACTCCATTGCCTGCGATACGATTTCACGCACGCCTGATAAAGCTGTGATTTTAACGTCTACTTCTTCCTCTTCCTTGTCGATAAGGAGCACGCCGTCATTGTTACGATTTTTGGCAAAATGATTTAAACGGCGGTCTATAGACGCCCAATCAGCACCGGAAAGAATTTGTGCATTGAGGTTTGTTTTGAATATGGTCAAACTGAATTTAGTAAGCAAACGTGCTTCTGCTTCCCGGCACTCGGTAAAGTGAGAAACTACGTCTAAGACGGTTTGCGCAAGTGGAATACCGAAAAAGTTATAAGCAGGTTTCAGCAGCGTAGGCAGCTCGTTTTGCGAAAAGTATAATACCCTGCTGCGGTGAATAGGTACGCCCATAACAAACCATGTCTGCGGATTGTAGTAATTCTGGCTCATTGGGTTAGTAGAATCATATTCCCCCGGCGAGATATTGAAGGCTTCCAGCAGGCGCAGGCCTTTGATTTTCTTACCTAGAAGGCCATCGGCGGTAAGCGGTATCGCGTTTACTAAGTCTTCTGGTCTTTCTCCTTCGTAGTCCATTCCTACAAGACAGCCGCCCATATAGCCGTTGTTGCAGATAGCTTTATAAAACATATCTTTGACGTTCAGGCGGTTTAACTCCGATTCAAGAAATTTAATCTTCTCCCGGCTTTCTTCTTTTTCCGTGGTGAGTTTCCAGCCTTTTTCGGTCATTTCAGAGGCTATCATCTCTACGCCTGTCCGAATAAGTGGGTTCTGTGTCAGCGCCGTTAGATAGCCATAGCCAAGAAACTGCGGATAAACGTTATCACCCAACACCCGCATGGTATGGAGTATCAAGCTGTGGCAGGCGCTAATAGCTTCATCGTTGGCGGCCTGTGCCTTTGCGTCCGGCGCACCCATTGTTTCCGGAATACCGAACATGGTCTGTACGTCTTCCAGTCGCGGTTCAATAAAGATGTTATTGTTATTACCGCTATTAATGACGTTCAGTGCCTTTCTGTGCGTCTCATTTACAGACGTGGGACTAATTACTCTGCTTCTGTTTAAAAGCTCCGTACTGCGGATATTAAGCGGTTTAAACTGCTTCTTTTTCACTTTGTTTACCCCCTGTTTATGAAATTCGCAAAGCGCCCTTGTTTTGGCATAAATAGTTTACAGCGTCTATAGTATGGTCATTGCCGTCGGGATACGTCGCTATAAAGTTTCCGTTTTTGTCTTTTTTCAGCTCATAGTTAGCAAACTCACGGGCAGCATTCGGGCAGCGGTTAGGGTCTATGACTATCCGCAGTAGCTCCTTGCTTAAATAGTCGTATCCAGCCTCACGGCTTCCGGGTCCCTTTTTGGCCGGTCTCACATTTATACCATAGCTTCTAAGCGTGTGCACGCTTCGGGGCTCTACATCTGATATTATAAGCTCATTTCCCGGGTTTTCTTCTCTTATGTGGTCTGCAAGCGTCCACAGCGGACACTGCACCTGATAATATTCGTTGTATATGTATAACGTTCGCCGTGCTGCGTCTAGGTTGCCGGTCATATACGCCAGCGGGTCATTAGCAAAACCAAAGTCAAGGCCGCGTTTGATGTTGCCAAAACTCTTGATTTCTTCGTCCGTTATCTCGCGCAGGACCAAGTTGTTAAATACCTCGCCGCCAGTGCCGGTAACGTCGCCTAAAAACACATGCCGCCACCTGCGGGGTGAAAACTTACGCAGCGTTTCGGCTTCTGTTACAATCATGGGGCCTACCCATTCGGCCGGGCCATACAGGTAGTTACTCTTGTGTACTATCTTTTCAGGGGTCTTTTTCTGCGTCTCGACGTTTACCCAGCTGCTTAACGACTGCGGCGGGTTGTAGGTATAGAACACCCAGAATTTATCTCCGCCACGCATGAACGATAAACGGGCGTTGTCTACTTCTTCCATGCCGTCATATTCTGCCAGTTCTTCAAACCATAGCACGGAATAGTAACCATTGGATACCTTAATCGACTTCAAGGTGTTGCTGTCGCTAAGTCCGAAAAAATTAATCTTCTGGCCAGTAGGCTTATAAATTATTTCAAGCGGCGACAGTCTGGCGATGAAAAATTCAGTAAGTCCCAGCTTTTCTATCGCCCACAGCATTTGCTCATAAACAGTTTTTCGGAGCGTGTTATCTCTTTTCCGGATAACAGCTACATGCGCCGCAGGATTATTTATGAGCAGCAGTATGGCCACTATGGCGGTAAACGACGACTTGAAACTACCACGGCCGCCACATAACCAGTAATACGTATATGCGTGCTGCATTACTGCGTGGTACAGGCCATAAAACGCAGGACCTATACAGTCAGTCAGCTTTATCTGTTTAAGCCTTGTCTCCGGTGTCTGGTTCTGATAATTCATCTTCTCCCGTCACTCCCATTTGCTCTGCCAGTTCCGCAGCTCTGCGCTCCATTTCTTCCTCGCTCATGGTCGGCTGAATAGGTACACTCTCCGCCGCCGGAAGCGCCCCCGGAATATCAACGACTATCTGCGGCGTGATATTGACGTTCACAGCCTTTTCATTAAACAGCTTATGATATCTGGCCATTCCTTCCGTGCCTGCTCTGTGCAGGCTAAGGCGCTGCACGGTCTTACCTATTAAAACGTATTCTTTATCTGGCCCTTGACCTCTGGCGGCATAGTTTAGTGTCTCGATAGTCTCGACAAGCTCGCCGCGCATTTGTCTGGTAAGATTTAACAAGGTCTCGTTTGCGTCGGCGATTTCTTCCGTTTCGATTTTTTCGCGAAGCTCATTAAGATACGTCTGTACCCACGGGCGCCGCAGTATCATATACGCCCGTTTAGCCGCGTAGGTATCGCCGTAGCCTGCCGCCAGCGCGCTTTTTTTCGCATTGAAGGTCTTCATGTACTCACGGCAGAATTTCTTTTCTTGGTCGGACGCTACGCGCACGTACCCCGGTCTGATTTTGGTTACCGTCGCTATATCCTCTTTAGGTGAGCCGCCTTTTTTGGTATCCTCTTGGGAGACACGTACGCGCCCCCTATGCTGCTTTTCTATCTTTTCTTGCTGCTCCTCATATTTTTCCCAGAAGTTGTTTTCTTCTTCCGGCGTCGAAGCGTCAAGGTTTACTTTTTCCAGCTCGGCCGCTATGGCTTCCGGCGTTATCTGCTGCGCTTCCTTTTTCTTCCTCAACATCTTCACCCCACTTTATTGTTTCACGTGAAACATCTGTCTATTTGTTACATTATAACACAAGAGTAGATATTATGAATATTCTAACTATACATGGTATAATATTGTTATATAACTTTTAGAAGGCGGTGTTTGTAATGAGTTGGCTTTTGTATGTGTGCCTTGACCTGATTTTTACAGTATTATGTTATTTAACTAACTGGTTTGTCGTCATTTTTGCTGACGAAAAAGGGCAGCTGCCTAAAGTGTTCAAGCTATGGCAAACTTATGATAACCCCCTTGATATCCGCTGGCAGGTGCTCGAAGTCGTCCCTAAGTTCCTGCGTTATGACTTCGACAGTCACTATATTTATCACTACGAGATGAAAGGCGACGGCTATATGCGTCCCGGCTTCGTGCAGCTCTGGTATAACGACTTTACCACAAAAGAACGTGTGCAGCGTTATTTCTGCCGCCTGCTGTGGCTTATGCGCAACAATGCCTACGGCTTCGGCTACTATGTCACCGGCCGGGCGGTAGACTTTTCAAAGGTCAAAGTATTGCGGAAAATCAAGGAACTTAACAACGAACAATGGTTTAGCTATGTTCCCGGCTTTCTCGCCCCGTGGTCCTTCTACTACTGCAAGCAATACTGCCCTTGGTTCCGGGTCCGCCTGTACCTCGGCTGGAAGATGAAGTTTCTCGACGATTACACGCAGGTAAACCGCTGCCAGATAGCTTTTTCGTTCAATCCGTTCAAGGGCCTTGAAGAAGATAGCACCGAGGGGGATAAAAATGAACTGTAAAACATATGAGCCGGGAGAATTGCGCGACCTGCTCGGTCTATCCGATAGCCAGACTATAGCGGACCAATTAGCCGCCATGTCAGACTTTTCAGCTTGCATAGGCTATAACACCTGCGCCGACGTTATAAAAGGCGTCAGAAAGGCGGATTTTCCGCCCTGTAGGGCTTACCTGCTGAATGTTGGGTCAAGATGCAGCGTCGTAGTTACTAATCGTCCTGCCGGAAGTATGGTATACAAGCTCTACACCTGCAAGGACTTTGCAGAAGCAAGCGAATTCGCGCACTCGTTGGTTGATACTCTTTATATGCCCATACCGCGCCTGATGAACCGTATCAATGAGCAGCTTACATTTATCCCCCATTCTAACCGCCTGAACGTATCAAACAACAGCTATAACGTTCTGGTGACTATCACCAACCGCCAAAACTGCACACTGACTGTCACGGACAACAATGTTGACGATATCCCCGTAATGCTGCGGGAATATGATATCACCATTGAGCCGAAACGCCTGACCAAGTGCCGCAGCGTTATAGCTTTTTACCGGGAGTTATACGGCTATAGCCGCACGGAATTAAATGACTTGACCGGCATTAGTCCCACGACACTTGACCGCTACGAACGCGGGGAAAGGTCACTACTTAAAACCAACGTCTATTATATTATGCTTCTAGCCAGAGTCTTTAACGTAACCGTTGACCACTTACTAGAAAAAGAAATCCAGCTTAATCCGCAGGCGCTAAAAGAACTGGAAGAAGAATACTAAAAAAAGAAGGTTCCCACAAATGAAACAACCAAAAAATTCTGATTGTGTTTATATCGTTCTCGGCGGCAACGCCATGCCGCAGGAAAGGGCGGCGCAGTTTTGGACTAACGGCGGCCGCCGCATTGGCCGCTATAGTAATAAAATGCAGGCCTACCGCCAGTATTGCACCCTGCGCATCCAAGAAGAATGTAGCAAGGCAGGTTTCTTCAAGGAGAAAACGCCGCTTCGTGCCGATTTATACTGCTTCCTGTCCGTGCCTGCGTCCAGAACAAAGAAGTTCCGGGAGCTAGTCGACCAGCGCGCAGCTTACCCCATAGTTAAGCCCGACAACGATAACCTGTACAAGGCCATCACAGATAGCGCAGAAGGCGTAGCGTTTGCTAATGATAGCCAAATCATCAGCACTACCATTCACAAGCGCTATACAAACGATAATCCGTTTTCTGTCCTTGTTCTTTCAGTCGTCGAAAATGACGAAGATAGTATTATATGGGACGTGTACGACAAGTTCAAGCGGCATAAAAACGTGCTCGACTGACGGGCAATGTTTCACGTGAAACAAAAAAAAGCACTGTGAGGATTTCTCACAGTGCTTTTTCTATTAGCTTCTTACTTTATACCGGGAAACGTAGCCATTCAAGTTCTCTGGCGGTACTCCCACTTTGGCGGCAACATCTTTATAAATCATGCCTGCCCGAATAAGATTAAATATTTCATCGTGCAGCTCCCGCCAAGGGTATATAATACGCATTTTAAAAGGCTTATACTCTGGATTTTTTTCAAGCTCCCTGAATTCGTTGTAATTTCTTTCATTGTCCTGCTCAACGGCTGCGCTCGTCTGTATTGTCGGCGGGGGGGTTACTTCTGCCGCCTGCTGTGGCTTTATACAGTCCGCGGGAATGTAGTGCGCACCAAAAATGCACTCTGACAGGCCCAGAAACGGGCAGAAAACTACTCCATCATGTCTATGTAATCTAAAACAGTCTAAACAATTCCGCAATTTATAACGTTCCTTTCAAGGCCATATAGTCGCTATCGTATTTGAGTATGCGCCCGCGATAGCTGTTTTTTATCGGTGCTTCGGCTATAGCTCTGGCGATACGTTCGCTGTAGCCGGGGTTAAGGTCATATGTCCCGGCAGTATATGTATAAGCCGCAATCCATGCGCCACAAGTGTTGAAACTAAATTTAGGTTTTTTATAGCAATATGGCATATCCGGAAGCATGGCTTCTACATCCCTATAATTCCAATCAATCGGGCAATTACTGCATGAATCCGTGGCGGCACAGGCGAAGCAGTAACTTTCAGCCACCGGCACTATGCCGCCATTAATCGCCCATTCTGGCCAGTCCTTTTTATGCTTCCGTCCGTTCGTGTCCGCGAGCCAGTTCCACAGCCGCCTGTGCAGGTATCTATAGAATACGCCACGTGTTTTTCCGTCACGAATGCCGTTTAATTCAGCATATATCATTTTGCGCCTGTCCATAGCCTACGCTCCCATTTATCATAGTCGTCCCAGTAGTTTCCGATGATTATCATATCGTCAATTTCTTTGCGCGGGAGCGGCAGCCAGACGCACTTTTGCCGCCGCTTTGAAAACGCCTTCAAATAAATCTACCTCAATGCGGAACAAGCATGTTTCCCCTTCGATGTTTTGGGTTATATAGTCTCCGACAAACAGCGGAATGCGCGCAGAATTTAAGTTCTTTGCATAGACGCCTGTATATCTTTGGACTGTCAGCGGGTCTACTTCTGTGGCATATTCGCCGAAGTATATACCCATTGTCCCGGTCGGACTGCCGAAGGGTATTGCTCCCCGCTTTTTCCAGTTTTCGTGGTTTACAATATACAGTTTTTTGCCAAACTGCACCAGCTGGCCATAGATAAGAGTTGTCTCGTCCGTTATATCTTTTGGCATGGCGCGACGAAACAAATCTGTCCGCTCCATGTATTTTAAATACTCAATGTCTTTTTCGCTTATCTCCATACGTTCCCCTTCTTCCATATTTTTTAATCGCGTCTGTTAAAAACCGCTCTACTTCTGCGGCGGCAGGCAGACAGCTTATCCCGGCAACAATTTTCATGTTCTTATTCCACACAGTGACGTCCCACGGCGTCCACGGACTAAAACGCTCGATAGGCCTATAGTAAACTACTGCCATAATCTCGCCAAGGTCAAGGAATGCCTGTATAAAAAAACGTGCGTTTACAAATTCATTTATGGCGCCGTTCATCAGCTCCGGTTCACCTACCATATATTTTCTGTACTTTCCCAAGGCATTATCTATATCGCGCTTATAAATGCAGATATGCCTTTCTGTAAGGAACGTAAGCATTTTAACGCCCCCTGACTTTATAGTAAAGCACAGCAGCGGCTATGCTTACGATTACAGATACGCCCCATAAGATAAAAGGTTCTGCCGCCATGTTATCCACCTTTCTTTACCACGTTACCCTTGACGTCTAAAATCTGATATCGTTTCGCTTTAAGCCTGCTGACAATCAGCATTGCTTCTTTCATACTTTCAAAATGTTCTATCATGCCGTCGCGGCGCGACAAGGCGAACGTCGGGCGGTTATCTTCTTCGATGAAACAAAAGTATCCTTTGCGGGGAATGTATAATACATAGCGTTCCCGCTTCTGCCCGACGGCTTTAGATTGCTGGCCACCGTTTTTTGCGGCGTCCATGCGACCATTGACATCAAATCTGGCCAGCAATACGCACGTAACGAGTGCCGCCAGTGCGGATAATATCACAGATACTATAACTGTTGTCACACCATCCATGACAGGCCCTCTATTCCGTCGCTATAGAATTTGTAGTATACCGGGTTTTCTTCGTTATCCGCTTTTTCGTTCTGGTAGTTTAAAATCTCCTTAACTTTGCGGACCGCCAAAGAAAAGAACTCATTATTCAATATCAGTTGACCGTCGATATTCTGGCATTTTTTACACAAAATGTTATCCAGCTCATTAATAAGCCATGTTTCATCTGGATTGGTGCTTAAAATGCCAACTTTGACCTTTTCGCCGCCAACGTAAAACTCTTTCTTATAGACGTTAGTCATAACTCGCTTTTTGCCCCCTTCGTAGAAATATACTGTTGTTTTTCGCGTCATAACTCACACCCTTTCTATGCTTTTATTATACACCCCCCTCTGCATATTGTCAACAGTTTTATTTCGGCTTTTACATAAAAAATCCCCGGAAGTCCGGGGATTTAGATTATTCGCGTTCTGTGCACTCTTGGCAGTTTTTCATGGCTTCTTCTGCTACGTCTTCCGGGATAACAGGCATTTCGGCTGCTTGTTCCGGAGCCTGTTCATCCGGCATATCTACAATCATGGTAGCGATTTTATAATTGACTTTGGCCAGTGCGTCACGTTCTACGGCTGACAAGATAGCTTTGTCCAGCATATCACGCGCTTTGATTAATTCCTCTGCCGTTATCCGGTCGGGTTTGGTAAGGATAGTTACCGCCGAATTCATGCAGGCATTTACGGACCATTCAGCCAAGCTTTGAGCTTTAAGGCTTTCTTTTTGTGTAGTCTGGTAGTTTTCTATTGATAATGCTTTCATTTTCATTCTCCCTTTTGATTTTATTTACAGGCCGCCATAATAACGGCCGCCGTGGCCACGCCAATAGCAATATTTCTTTCAGTTTTTAGCCGCCGCTGCTGCTTCTTCATTTCGGCGTTGTACTTCTGCAAGGATTCGTTTGCCTTGTTCAATAAGCTGGCTGTCTCTTTCTGCTGCTCCCACGCCTTCTGCTGCTCCTGCTTGGACGCTTCCAATTCGGATTTTAAGCTCGCTGATTCCTTCTGCAATGCCTGCACTATGCCGTTCAGCTCGTTCGATAGCGCCAACAGCTCGTTGTAACGTTTCTGCGATAGCTGATTGCTGCTGCTCAATTCGCTGAATATCTGCTGTAAGCTCGTCAATTCTTCCTGCGTTATCGTTATCACCTGCGCGCCAGCCGGTGACGTAGGCGCCGACGCAGAAGCCGACAACGGCAACGAGCAGATAAGGCAAAGCAGAATACAGATAGTCCTTAAAGCCTTTTTTATCCACACTATCCACAAGTTATACACACCCTTCTTTTCCGTCATCACGGTTGCAAAAGGTTATATACGTCCGGGTTGTTGTAGGTGTGCCAGATAGCTTTGCCGCGGATAACGTCGCCACCGGGCTTCGTGTATTCGTCCGCCCCAAGGTCTACCAGCTTTATCAGGTCCCAACGCATATCAGGGTCGCCACTGTACAGGCCGTACCCGTCCAGTTCGGCCCATTCGCTATGCGTCCGGAAGGTGTTCGCAGTCACGCCGAACGGGGCCATTTTGGGCGCGCATTTGGTAATAACGGCAACGATTTTTGCCATAGCGTCAATCTGCGCGAACGTTGGCGGCACACTGCCGAAATTGACGCTGCCGTCTTGATAAATGATAGCGTCCAGACAGCAGCACATTGATACCCCTATATTCCCGGTATTCCGGCCATAGGTATGCGCAAGTACGCTGTCTAATGTAACGCCATTCGGCATTAATATTTCGCCGTCATCGTTTATCAGTAGGTGATAATCATTAAAATACTGTTTGTATCTGCCAGCTGTCCAGTGACCAGTTATGGTATGCGCTGAACACGCTCTGGCTTCTGCTGCTATGTCTGTCAGCGTCACCAACTTGCAATCTTCACGGCTTATCTGCATGTCAATTCCCCCTTTTTGGAAACACTCTATCCAACATATAGTCAAGCATGCGCTTGACTGCGTTAGCTATGCTGCTATAGCCTAGCTCAACTAGATTCTCGTTGATACTGGTCATTTCGACCATAAAAATAACCATTGACACGCTACCCGGCAGAATGTCGGAAGCGACTAGATTTATACCCAATGCATGTATGGGCGGTATGACTTTGGCGGCATAAAAGGCTGTGATGATTGTTGCATTGTAAAGTAGCATTTTTTCAAGTATGCGGCTAAAGCCCCGGCTTTCTAGGTAGCCTTTCTGCCATGTTTCACTTTTAAAAAAGTAACAAATAGCTTTTCGCAGGCTGATGTTTTCTAGCGGGTCTTCCGGCTGGTACGTGTCATGGATATATTTTTTACTTAAGTACACCCATTTAAGTTCGGTGTCAAATACTATCATCAGCTGCGCTAATATAACAACGCCCCAAAAGTTCGGCCCGAAAATCTCATTTCCAAAAATCCATATCACTACGGCATATGACCATATATCGACCTTGAAAAATCTATCTAAAACATACCTTATATTATTCCACGTTTCAGCCATGTTAAAGCCCCCTACGATTCTTTTTATTTATTATATCGTAGAGAGCTGTGCAAAAACAATTCGCAGAGGACTAGCGAATGCAATTTACCTTGACCGCGAATGCCACCTGCATTTATTACACTTTAATTCAAAAATAGGCGGGTAACATGTATACATAACTCTTTCTACGTCCTTACTTTCACAAGCTGGACAACAATCAAGTCTAGTAGCAGCGTCCATACATGCCAGCGAAAATTTACTTTTATGCTCTTTGTCGGCGTTAAGTAACGCTGTTATGACTTTGGCTGTTCGCTTACTATCCAGCTTTAATATGGGCTTTTTCCCCGGGTCATTCTCGTCGTAAATAGCAAAACATATTGTACCTTCTGTAACAATTCTTTCTTCATTAAACACTTAATCACCTTCATTCTGTAACTGTTTAGCGATTTTTCCTGAAAGCTTTTTCAGGCATGGTTTACACAGGTATATCTGATTGCTTTTATAAGTGCTCGGAATAAATAGCGCTCCCAGAGAAATGCGGCAATATACTTCATATGCTGCCTTTTTCTTATTGCAGCAATCACATAAGCCTGCTGCCTTAACCTTCCTGACATTAATCATTTCTCGCTAGTTTTCGCGTTCCATTTTTTTACGAGTTCTAGTATCCCGTCTTGTATGCTTCCATATAAAACCTTGCCACAGTTTTCGCATTTAATGAAAAAACTCTTGTCAACTTTAAGTCGTGGCTTTTTGTTCCCACACTCTTGACAGACATTTAGCTTGATATTTAAGGTCCCGGTATTTCTCTTTCTTCTGGTTCTGCCGGTCCTGTTGGTAGTAGTCATTTTTATTCCCCTTTCTTGCAGCAAGGCAGGCCGCACAAGCGGCCTGCTATACACTTCCCTAATTAGTTATATAAATTTTTCTTGCTGCCTGCGTCGTTTCGTTCGGCCTTTAAAGCCTTCAATAGTTCTATCATATCGTCTTCTAGCTCTGTGGACAGTTCTTTGCCAGATTGTATGCTTTCAATTAATTTATCCACAAGCTTCATAAGCTCCACGTTTTCTTTATGGTGTTTTAGCAATATCTTGCCAAGCTGTTCGATATAGTTTTCAATTCTTGCTTGAGACATAGCCAGAATTTTCAAGCTACAGTTGTTATATATACTGTAGCTTTCTTCTGTAACATCATCGCTGGTAAAGAGATGTAGTACAAAATGTGCGCCTTCGGGCTTTAAAAATTCTTCAAGCTCTTTAAGCTTATTGATTATCGCTTCCCGTCTGGTCTCATTAATGCTCATTTTTTAAAACCTCTTTTACTAGTACTTTTAAAAAACTCTTACCCGCATTTTCGGGGGGGATATCTTCGTCTAAATCACAAAAAACCCTTTCATTAGCTATCGTTCTTTTAATTGCTTCTGTATAAATCATCTCTGGTTTAATGCCAAAGCCTTCCTGTGCCGTCTGCACTAAATGAACAACGCTATTAACACACCTGTTGAGACTTACCCGGTTAGCCATGACTAAATTGCCACTTGCTTCTTCTGTGTCCAAACTTTCAACTTGTGCCAGTGCAATAATGTTGACCCCATATTTTTTCTCTAAATTTAAAATTTCGTCGTTTAAGTTTGAAGCTTCTTCATTTAGATTTTCTCTTGTAATAATCATAACTACACCTCTTTCAATTTTTAAATGTAACCTTTGTCATCCAACGCTTGAATAACTATGTCTGAATTGTATTCTTTAAGCTTTTTCTTGGCCCAGTACATATCAATAAGCCACCAGAACAGGAAGCCGCCGCCAGTTAGCAACATTGCAGCGCCGCCTACATAGTCCTTAATATAAAACCGGTGGAAGCCGCCAACTCCAAAAGTTGCCCAAAGATGTTTCATCTTACTATAGCTCCTGATTTTACGGCTGCAACGCCGGAAGATGATTTCCCGCTGCTCCGGCGTAAGCTTTTCCAAAGCATTTATACAAAGGTCGTCTAAAGCGTTTTCATAGTCTCCAAACTTGCCAAGCCGATGTTGCGGCTTCACTTCTTGGAGCGGTGGAAGTTTAACGCCACCATAGCCCAATGTCTCTCTTAAATTATCCAATACCTTCATTCCCTGACCCCCTAACTAATCACTCAAAAGCGTAACCGTTTTTTTCTAAAAGCGAATATCCTTCATCTGTCTTACTGGCGCACAACTTGCCGTTGAGGTCTTTTGGAACGTCACCGATTATTTTTTGCGCTCGTAGAAGCGAATATCCTACACTTTTGTCACGCTCTTTAAAAAACTTTTTCGCTAATGCTCTGGCTTCACTGTAGTTGTAAGCGAATGTTACTACACTTTCTAGGTCTTCACGGTTGGCCACGCTCACGCAGTAAGCGTTTACGTAGTCATACTGTTTTATCATTGGCAACTAAATCACCTCACAATCATACCTGAACGCCATATATCGCGCTCAACAATGGCTTCTGCCAATGCCCCGCCGTAGCTCCACCCAAAGGAGATAACAGCTGCGGCTGCTGCCAGCATGACGATAGCCAGACAAGCTAACAAAAACATCTCTTTTTTCTTCATTCAATCCACCTTACTAATAAATATACAAGCCATATTCCATACAGGATAAATATAGCAGCCGCTATATCACAGCTTAATATTTTTCGTACCTTCTGTATTATTATTCTTTTGTTGGGTCTCGTCTATTGTTCCCCCCTTTCTTTGTCTATATTATATACCCCCCTATATACATTGTCAACACTTTTATTTTAAATTTTTCTCCCTGTCGATATATTCACTATAGCCCGGCTCGTCTTCCAGCCCCTCGAAAAACTCTGAAACGGTCATTCCTAAGCCACTGGCAACTTTAGCGATATTTTTCATCGACAATGTTTCCGTTCTGCCTACTTCAAACTTGGACAGTGTGCCATATCTTACACCCGAACGCCGGGCAAGTTCAGCAGGCCAGATACCTTTTTTGCTGTATTCGCTGTAAATTTTCTTAATAATGAAGCGATTAAGCGGTGTCGCTGCTTCCAGCTTCTTTAGTAGCAGCTTTCTGCCTGCTGTCCATTTGGGCAGGACTTTGAAAGTATCTTCGTATTTTCTTTCTTGATTCATTTTTGCACTCTCCTTGCGTGTATCTACATAAGTATATATTAATACACTATAGTACACTTGTCCATAGGCTTTGATGGTTTTGGGATAGCCTTCGTTTGAGCTGGCAGGCATAGAAACCCCTTACCACGAAAAAGACAAAAGTATATATATCTTAATCGCGTAAGAAAAGGGGTTTTCTATAAAGTAAAGACAGGTTAGCCCCCGCCGTCGCTGTATAGTTCTTGGCAAATACCGCACTTCAACACTTCTCTACGTCCTAGCTCCGTGCTTTTCCCCCGTGCTTTCGCACCCGTAGCCGCCAGCCGTGCATTTTATAGGGTATGGCTCCCTAACCGCTGCACACGGTACCACGATAGGCCTTTGCCGTCTCGCCTGTATAGGCCCTTTATCATAACCTATACAGCACATGTACTTATATCTGCGCTCATACATGCGGGGCAATGATTTTATATACTCGGCACATTGCAGGACCAACAGTTTTTTATACTAGGTCTGTGTTCGCCTAGTCGCTACTTTAGCAGTTTCTGTTATTTAGTTTTAGATAAAGTCGCCATTCGCTTTTAGATAATAGTTGACATTGTATGTCGATATTGATAGAATAGTTACAGAAGCTTAAACCGGCCTTGTTTTAGGCAAAACTAAAGTAGGCTCCATGATTCAGATTTTTTAAAATCGAGTTCATGTAGTTGTAGAAGTCATAAACCGGTATACACTGGCCTTATGAAGTCACAGTTTGAAGTTTTAAACGGTTTGAAGTTTTAAATTACCTTCACTAAGTATTTAAAACGGCTTCTATTTTTTTATGCCTTTTTACATTGTAACCGCCGCCGCTGGATACGTCAATCTTAAATTTTGACCAATAGCTTCCCCCCCAGCTCCTGAAAGCTAGGTTTTGCGCTGTTTTTCGCGGTTTTTCTCACCTGAAAAAATTTGTGTTGACACTTATGTAGTTTGGGTTTAAAATTTACTTGTGCAAACTCCTAAAACTATATCTTTTCTCAAAGTCTGCGCTTTGATACAGGGACCCAGAACAGGGGTAGTATAAAGCGGTGTTCCAGACGGGGAAAGCGCCATCTCTGGTTCGTACTCGGAGAATGGCGCTTTTCTTTTTATGTGTTATATTAATAACGGTAGCTAACTTGTCTGCCTCTCTCCCTTCATTTTTTCATTCTTCCTCCGGTATGACCTCGGCTGCTTGTCGGTCGGGGTTATATTTTAAATTTATTTTATGCCCCCTCTTGATTATTTGGTATTAAAGTTGTATAATCATATCAAAGGCAGGTGAATAACTTGAATAAAGTAAGTAAAAAATGGATATGGATAGGCTTGCTGTGCGTGGCCTATGATAGTTTTATCGCTCGGCCGTTCTGGCGTGTGATTGACACTTTGGCTGATGTATTGTTTTTTATATTAAATCCAAGGCGTGTATATGAACCTGAATTCTGGCTGTTTGTATTGATTCTAGTGTTGGGGGTGTTCTGATGTTAGTATGTCTTCGGCACATGGATAAAAACAAAAAGCCTTATGGACCTAATGAAGTCTACGTTGTCAGCTCGCTCCAGAAGTTTGTTGCGCTTGTGATGAACGAAAAGATAGGCTGCACCTTCCGCCAGCTGTGTGAAGAATACGGCATAGCGGGGCAGGATTCCCCGCCGCCAGATGTTTACGCAATGGCGATTAAAGAAGCTTACTATCATCACGGTATTGAACTCAAGATATCAAACAAAGGGTAAAAGGGTAGGTGATTATTTTGACTGATGAAATCAAGTTTCCGCTGTTGAAAGCCAGCGATATAGATGTACGTATCGACGACTTGCGGGAGATAAACTATAACAACAGCTCGTATGTTAAATGTCGGCTGCTGCTTTATAAAAACGCCCGTGTTGATATGAAGTACCTTGACGCAATGTTCGGGCCGATGAACTGGCAGCGTAAACACACGCTGATAAACAATGAGCTTTTCTGTTCGATTGAGGTATGGGACCACGACAAAAAATGTTGGGTCTGCAAAGAAGACGTAGGTGTAGCGTCCAACTATCAGGCAGAAAAAGGCCGTGCATCTGACTGCTTTAAAAGGGCCGCTGTAAATTGGGGTTCTGGTCGCGAACTTTATACAGCGCCGAATATCACATTTAACTTGGCCAAGAACGAAGCGTCTATAGACGGTAAAAAAATCAAAATCGCTTTTGGGGTAAGCTTCCACGTTGGGCATATCGCCTATAACGATGATAGAGAGATTACAGAACTGGTTATTTTGGACGCCAACGGCTACGGCCGTTTCTTCTATCCGGCCAGTTTAAAAGCGTCTTATCTCCAGCAGCACCCGGAAGCCGCGCAGGCACCCGTACAATATACTCAAAAACCTACACAGAACGCACAGGGCGCTTCTAGGAGCGCTCAACCGTCCCAGCAAGGGCAATCACAAGCGCGGCAGGTTACGCAGCCTTCTAATGGCAATTCTGGCGCTGTAAATGTCAGAAGCGCGCCTAGTCCGTATATGTGCTTAAATTGTGGCGTCGAGATATCGCAAACTGTGCGCAGGATATCCGTAGAAAAGACAGGTAAGGCGCTTTGCATGTCTTGCCGGAATAAAGCATTATCGAATAAATAAGGAGTGATTTAAGTGTTTATAGCAGGTTGTGTCTGCGAAAACTGCGGTAAATTATTAAAAACGAAATTTACTACCATGGGAAAACTGATAGCCTTTGCCCGTGATTCTGGCTGGTCGGTTTCTAATCACCGCCAAGGACCGGACGGGAAGCGAATGTATACATACTGTGATGACTGCCGCCAACCGGGTATAGGTCGGCCATTGGGTCGGAAGAAATAAAGAAATAATAAAACCCCTCGAATTCGAGGGGTTTTATTTATGCCGTTTTCATTTGACTTCTGCCTTTATATTAATTCGGTTACGCAGAAAGGATAGCACGTTTTCCTGTAACCAGTAGTACCGTGTACCCCTGCTGCTATATAGTACCTTGTGCGGCACATCTTCCCGAAGGTCTTTTTGTAGCTCCTTATAACGCTTTCTAAAGTGTTTAACGGTTATATCAGGCTCGAACGTATTAAGAAAGTGTCTAATCAATCGCCCGGCCAGTACGCCAGATATAAAGTCCATTCTTTGAAGCTCTTTCCGGCGTTGTATCTGTTCTTTATAATCATAGTTACGCAAGCTTACCACTCTCCCCAGATAGATTCTATCCGCTTATTCTCCCGGTCCTGATAGTCTAAGTATTCTTCCAGCAAGTCCCTGTCACTACAAGCTTTCATTTCTGTGCGCAGCTTTTTCATTGCGCTTTGACCGGGGGGGCTTTCAACGCCATAGACGCGCGTCACGGATTGCGCTAGCAAATAGGCGTCGTAGGTTTTTTCAAATAGTTTGGCTTTACTTTCTGCGGTAATCATGGCGCCTCTCTCCTATTGGTTTTCAAAGTATCCCGGCTTATACTCCCGTTGCAGCCAGTGATAAAACGACAGTTCGCATGTGTGAAATGCCTCGTTGTTGGGGTTTACCATACGTTCGTTGCAAACGTCGCGTATAGGGCATTCAAAACAATCCTCTATAGTTACTAGGTTTGACAAAAATGTCCCCAGCTCTTCCGGGGACATTGTACGTATCTTGTCCAAGTTAGTCATACTACTTACCATCCTTCCCTGCGCACTCTTTGCAAAGTGCCCCTCTGGTATCAATCAGTACAACGGTATCTATATCAACCATTTTTCCACATTTATAGCATGATACGCTCCATCCGTGCGCTAAAAATGCTTCATCGGGCACTTTCCCGTTTTCCCAATATTTATCAGCCCACGGCAGCCGCTCAACTTTGACGTCTATAAAACGTTCGCCCATTATGTCTGCAAACGCTGCCTTGGCTTGTCCGGCCGTGTTTGCAAATGTAATTTCTGATTCTGCGTCGTCTCCTACGTATGCGTAAGCCTTTAGTTTCATTGTTCATCACGTCCTTTGTTCAGCCGTTGGCCGCAAAACTCACAGTAAAAAGTATCGTTATAAAAATATCCTATATCATCATCATAGCCAAGAATTGTTTTACAGTGCGGGCATACAATTTCCCCGTCCAATAACATATCAATAGTCATTGGAACGTTTAATACTCTGCTGACTGCTCCTGCGCATTTATCGCAGAAAACAAGGTATTTGGCGGCATTACTACCGTCGGCAGCCACTCGAAGCGTTTTTACATTCTCCCTCGAATGGCAAATATAACATTCTTCGTTGTGTTTAACTTTTACGTACTCAATCAATACAAACACATCCTATACTCTACTGTGTACCACTTCATACAAATGTCTTCTTTATCTGATTAATTATTTCGAGTTCGTAAAGTGACGGCGGCCGAATAGCTTTTCTCATGTTATCTCACCCCCGTACTTCCGAAGCCGCCAGCGCCCCTGTCGGTTTCGGAAAGCTCATCTACTACCACGAATTCAACATCTACGTTACGCTCAATGAGCATTTGTGCTATACGGTCGCCTGCTTTGATGTGTTGAACTGTGCACCCACAGCCACCCTCATACGAAGCATTTAATTTACTTTCATACATAGCTTTTACTTCTCCTCTGTAATCGCTATCAATAATACCGCAGCTATTCGGCTGTCTAAGGCCAGTTTTTAGGCCTGTGCTGCTTCTCGGAAATATCTTTGCATGATATCCGGGCGGAAGCTCCAACGCAAAGCCTAGTCCTATCAGTCTAGGGAAATCCTCTATATCAATATCTTCTCTTGCGTAGCAGTCGAAGGCTGCCGCGCCTGCGCTTCCTTTGGTCGGCATTTTCCCGCCCGGTAATAACTTTATTTTGACTTCCATTTTTTCATCATCCTTTCAAATTGTTTGTCATCTGATAGTCTTCATTGATTAATCAGCCTTATAACGTGGACTTTATTCAACTTCCAGTTGACAGGATTCCTAGAGAGAATGCCGCAGTTGATATCTTCACTCTGAACGAAGAATGGGCAATCTGTACAGTATTTGTATTTAGCACATTCATTCTGAATAGTTTGCAAAGCGTCTAACAGTTTTTCATAGTCAATCATTTTTCTTCCACATTTATATTAGTAATTTCATGAAGACGTTGTTCAAGGACTTCACAATCATCATCTAAATAAGCTACATTTATTGCTTTCTCAATATCTTCATTCGTAGCGTCGTCTCTGACCTTTACGGCAACAAAAAGCCTGCATTTTTCAATAATTTCTGCTGTAACTTTTTTCATCTTATACACTCTCCTTGTCATAGGGGGCTATATATCCATATCCAAGACGCTTTTTCTTTCCTCTGCGTCCATAGCAGCAGAATTCTTCGTCTTTCAGGTTGTTAAAACGTATTTCACGCCACAAATTAATTTTTTTTACCATTAGACAGTTTTTTCTGCAAAATAACATATGCAACTCCGGAAGTTACGTTCTCTATGCTCACTACTTTATAAATTGTGCTTTGCGGGCCAGCTATGCCTATTCCCTTGTTATTTATGGCGTAGCTGCCGACTTCAAACTTTTTCGTCATTGTTGTTCTCCTCGTTTAAACGTCTTTTAAAATAGTTAAGTTCTGACTGTAGCCTTGCTATCTTGTTTTTTAAAATCTGTTTGCGCGCCTCTGGAATGTCTTTTTTGTCAAATACATAAATATATTCGTCGCTGTAAGGTAGCAACCCCAAATTTACAAACGTTTGTTCACAATCTTCTATATAGTCGCCTAAATATAAATATTGGTCCGCACGAACTGCACGTTTTAGTAAATATCCGCCGCTCTCTGTCCCATCTATTTTTGATAGGTGTTGTCCAACTTTATATTTTTTGACCACTACACAAGGGATGTCATACCCTTCTAATGTAACTTTATATATGATATCGCCCGTTTTTAGCATTTCTCGGTCTCTTTCTTTAAGAAATGACGTTTCAACCAGTAACCGTTATTAAGGTTGGTAGCAATCCAGTTTAACAGGTCGTTTTCATTGTAGTACCAGCGTAAAGTACCATATACGTCTACTGGCTCGGCTAACACATAGTTTTTAGCGTTGTCCATCAAGTGTTGATAAAGCTTGTGCCAGTTATAGGCGCATAAGTCCGGAATAACTTGCATACGCTCCCAAATCCTTTTCCCGGCCATCACGCCGGAGATATAGCCCTGCTTCTTTAGCTCCTTGATTCTTTCATCTGGTGACATCGTTATATCTCCCCCTTATTTATCCCGTTCGAGAACGGCAACATAGTCACGGCCATCGTGAAAAACATTTACGATACGCCATCTGTTAAGGTCATATGTTTCGTTAATGGTTCTAATCAACTGTTCAATCCACCGGTGAGTTAAACACGTATATACTTTACCCATTCGCCTTACTCCCATCTCTACGATTCCAGCCCTTTACGGCCAGCTCAATAGCTTTGGCGATTGCTTTCAGTCGCCCCGGAATTCCGCTTGTAGCATGGTTATAATCAACATCTGTAATAGGTCCACATGCGTTGCATTTTTTGCACTTTACAAAAGCGTACACGCTTTCTGAATAGATGTAACCTTCATCCGGCTTGCTGTGAATTATCTCCCCTTCACCGTCGCAGAAAGGACACGTTTCAAGTTTTATATCTTCAATCTTCATTTTCTTCTTACTTCTTCCCAAAATTTCAGACAACGCGAAACATTTTTAATCGCTGCTTGTTCGGTTTTGTAAACGCCGATGTATTTGCACAACAAAAAGCCTTCCGCCGTTCCACTAAAAATTTTTTCTTCTATCCGACCGGTTGGGCTGACGAAGTAATAACGTTCTCCGACAGCTGGATAAAAAGGCTTTTTTTCAATGAAGTAGTTTTCCCTTAACAGGTCGATAAGCGCAGATTCTAAAAGCATAGCAGGCGGTTTATCTTTTTCGTTCATTACGACGGCTGTTAATATTCCGCCGTCAATGTCTTCTATCTTGTAACGGTCAGCAAGGCCGATTAGTACCCTATTTCCATCCATGTTTTTTATGAAAAATTCTTCGTTGACTAACAACTCGTTGTCGGCCATAAATTGATTGATATACTTGCCTATCATTTTTTCACCTCGCTTTTTACTTGCTGTTTTAAAGCTGAATACTTCTTGTTGAGCTTGGCCAGTCGATACCGTTCGGCGTTCAAGTTCTGGCAGATGTTTTTGACCAGTTCGGCCGGAAGCTCAACTTGTGCGTTCTCCCCGAAGTTTCTAACTGCTGTTTTAGCTCGGTTTATAACGTCCTGAATTATATCGCTTTTTACTTGCACGTAATCACTCCTTTCTATGTTCTATGTCTATATTATATACCCCCCTGTATACATTGTCAACACTTTTGTTTCGATTAGGCGCAAAAAAGGCCCCGAATTTCGGGGCCTTTTCTTTATTTGCTTTCTGGCCAGATGTTTGGCCAGACGATAGCTATAACGTCTTTGACCGTTTCGGCCGTTTCCACCTTGTTACGCAGCGCATAGAAGGTGTTATATGCTTCCGTCTGCTCGTTGCTGCTAATAAGCAGTACGCTTTCAAAGTCGGACTTCGACAACATCACCCATACACTGTTACCTTCTTCGTCCTTGACCCCAAAGCCCTGCTCTCCTTTTATTTGAGCTACGCTATAGGCCGAATTGAATTTATTGATATCCGCGGCGGTGCGGTCGAAGTAAAATGTCCTGTCGCCCTGCTTGTACTTCGTTGGCTTATCGCGCAGGAGCTCATAAATCCCGTACAGCTCGTTAAGCTTGATACTTTTCGCTTCTGCCAGCGACACCATTACTTCCTCGCGCGTTACGCCCAGCGCAGAAAGTTGTTCATCCGTCGGGTTGTCCGGAATGGAAACGTTGAATAAATCCGGCAAGCGGCGTATCTGATTTAACAGCTCATACTGCTTGCCCTTGTAGTAGTATACGGTTCTTGTGTACTTCATATTCTCACCTCTTATTTTAGCCGCTATATGGCAACGCTACCACGTCACAGACTTGGATACTAAAGCTATCCGTATCATCAACGATAGCGACCACGTTAATGATGTTGTTGGCATTCCTCGTCAATGCCGGAGCTACGCCCTTCGGGTAGTAAACCGTTGCACCGCTCGGGAACTTCCATGTAACAGTAGGTGCAGTTGCGCCAGTTGGAATCCAGAAAGTCAAAGTTTTACACATGTATGGCGTGCTGCCTACAGTGGCCTTGAAGTTCATCCCCGAAAAATCCATCGTAAGACTTGTTGCGTTATTTATTGCGGCGTTAATCAAATAGATGTTAGCCGCTGATTGATAACTGATAGTATTACCAGTATTCGGCGTTGAGTAGTAAGCGTTCTCGGCCGTGCCGCAGAAGTATAGGCAGTTTTCGGTGTTATCCGCACTGATAACGCCATTACCAGCGCCCCCTTGACTGCCGACGTATAAACGCCGTGCAACTCTTACGTCTGTAGAACTGGCAGGACATTGCAAAGCCCAGCCGCTAGCACCTGCGCCTAATTCAAGTCCAATATTAGATTCGCCAGTACGTAAATGCATTGCCATGCCGTCGTAATCCAATATGGTTTGGTCGGCATTTTTAATCGCAAAAGTTGAGCTCTTACCGCTATTAATCGTCACGTTGTTTGCGTCAAAGGACGCCACATGGGTAGTACCATTAAACCGGGCAACATTTACAATCTTATCGAATATAGTAACTGTATAATCGCCTGACGCGCTTCTTCTGATACCTACAGATTCTGCCATTGAGTTACTTCCTATCTGTAGTGTGTTTGGGTAGATAGTGGCTTGATTCGATGAAAACTCGGCAAGGTCTACCGCGTCCTGTTCTTCGCGAGTTTGAAGTACTACATTTCTCCCGGTTCCTGCCGTTAAATTAAGCTGGCCAGTAGATACAGCTGTTAGACTTGCACCCTGCGCGTTACTACCACTAACATAGCCTAAATTGATAGCCCCCGACGCTTCACTGCCTGCGCCACTTGCTACAGCTATGTAGTTTTTAAAGTGGGTAGAGTTGTTGAACGTGTTTACGCCAGTGAAGTTGTTATTCCCTGCCGCCGTAACGTCGCCGCCACCAGCCCCGGCCACGCTATCATCAACATACTTTTTGGTTACCGCCTGCGTGTCGGTAGTAGGAGCGGTAGACGGTAAGTAAATCGGTCCTGTTACCGTGCCACCTGTCAGGGGCAAGAATTCACCTTGGCCAGCTTCTATGGTGATATTCTGCGTCCCGTCGAACGGTACGCCGTTAATAGTGCGGGCGGTTTCTAGTTTCGTAGCGGTGTTTGCGTTGCCTAACCATTTTGCAACGCCGACATTTGTTATTCGCGCAAATTCAAAGGCATTGTGTGAAAGGATTGCTGTTTCACTTTCGTTAGTAGTTATGGATGTAGACGCAGTATTATTGCCTATTTTGAAGTAATGTCCAGTGCTTTCTGTAGCAATATAGTTTAATGCCCCTGTGGTAGAAGCTATGATATTCGCTTGTACTGTTGCTGTATTGGGTTTTACGCCTAAAATAATTTGTCCTTGACTGCCTGCCGCTGTGCCGTTTGATACAGCAATGTTTGCTCTGAAAGCATTTAAGGCAGTAAATGTATTAGCTGAATTTAATTGAGCATAGCCGCTTAAATCGGTATCACCTGCCAAGATATCCCACTTTTCGCCGTCCCATGCCACGTTGTCCCCGGCTTCAATGTTGTGGTCGGGGTCTGCCTGTTTGACGTTATAAACGTCGCCTACTTGCTGGCCGCTGGTCGGCAGGTTGGCGTATGTTTCAACGGACCCTTTATATTTATAAACCGTCGCTAATCCCAGCTGTGCGGCAGTTACTTTATGCGGGTTGTTGTAATCGGCCTTATGCACGTCCAGCGCATTTTTTACGGTCGCAATGTCCCCCTCGGCATCGCCAAGGCTTCCTTGCAATTCTGTGATATCGCCTTCAATGCTAGTTATATCACCTTTAATAGTGGTGATTTCTCCATTGATTGATGTGATATTGGTATTGATTGTTTCGACCGCAGAAGTCAATTCGCTGGCCAGCGCATACTTTACCCAGCCTGTCCAGCTGCTTACCTCGATAGGGCTACTGTCGGGTACAATGGTGCCGAAGCGAACATAACATGCGCCGTCAGCCTGTGCGATAAACTTCTGCCGGATATAGGTTTCATTATAGTCGTCGTCAACATCCAGCCAGCCGGGACCGGGAATAGGGCCGTTCGTGTTGGCCGTGCCTTGAAGGAATGCCCTTTCCAGCTCTACATGTGTATTGAAGTCGATGTTATCTGTAACGTTTTTATACCAGCGCAGTGTATCAACTATAGGCTCCAAGACGTCTAATCGCTGGTTAGACTGGTCGGCAGAAGCTTTAGCCTCGTTAGCCGCTGATAGTGCCTGTGAAGCGTTTTCAATGGCAGTATTAGCTGTAGACTGCGCATTGTCAGCAGACGTTTGAGCGTCGTTCGCTGATTTCTGCGCTGCGTCGGCCGCCTTCTGTGCAGCGTCGGCACTGGCCTGTGCGTTCTCAGCTTTAGTCACTGCCGTGTTAGCAGTATTAAGCGCAGTATCCGCAGTTTGCTGTGCATTCTGCGCAGCTGTCAGGGCATTAGTAGCCATCTCTATAGCCGCCTGCGCTGCGTTGTAAGCCTGCTGCGCAATCTCGCGCGCTTCACGCGCTATTTCATCTGACGAATAGGCGATGTTGCCTATCTCATTTATAGCGTCCTCTGTCTGCTGTTCCATTGACCAGCCGGGCAGTGGTCCAGCTGGTGGAACGTATTGAAACTGATAATAAGCGCGGGCCTGTATTTTGTCGGCAATGTCTGCCGCCCGTGCATTGCTGCGCGCTATCATAGCCTTGACAACATTAGAGTAATGTTCCATGTGTCTAACATCCTTTCTGATTGATTTAGTTTCCAAGCGTTACCTGTAGGGCGCAGCTGCTAAACTTTGTTCCGCCGCTGCTGGTAAGCTCTATCGTGGCGCCTTGTGCGATACTATAAGCCCACGTATTAGCTGCTGCACTAGATTTTGTATTTCCCCAATAATGCCCTTTAGAACCTGCTTTTGTAGTGCTCCATGACATAATAAGAGTACCTACAGTGTTCCCGTTAACCTTGACAGTTACAGTGTTTGAACCGCTCTGGCTAGTGTCGTCATTTTGATTAAAATTGGATACTGCAAAAACTGAAATACTAGCAGCGGCAGCGGAAGCGGTAAAGCTTAAGTTTGTCATGCCACATTTTATCTGGCTGCTTATGAGCGTCTTTTTAGCATCATCCACAGCTTCATCAACGATATCCGTTATCTGGTCTTTTGATAGCGACCCGATGAATTCGAGCAGGGTTTGCCACGTCGCGCCGTCCGTGCCCGGCTCTTTTACGCCCGCTGTCGTGTCCGGTCCGTTCTCCTTGAGACAGACGTAAAACACATTTTTGTGTAACACCATGCAGTTAATGTTGTACTGCAAGTTGTTTTTGTAGGTGTACTGACCGCCAGACTGTGCCCACAGGCAGAAGGCAGAAAGCATGTATAGAATGCCGTTAAAGTCTGCTCTCTGCGGTGGGATACCGCCCATTTCTGGCTTAACCTGTGTTATGGCCGGAAAGCCGTTGATAAGACTTGCAAGTCCGGACGCTTCGTTGTTGCTGTCCGGGATAATGTTTTTAGTACCTTGGTCTGCGAATGCCCGCGCAAAGTTATACAGCGGTTCGTTGACGCTCATAGTATCGCCCCTTTTTATTCAGAAAGTGGCAACCATCTTACATAATTAGCACCGCTAACGCTCCATGACGCCCCTTTAGGGACCGGGAAAGAAATAGAACAAGCACCTTGGCCGTATTTACTGCGGCCTGCCGTGTGCATGACTTGTAGGCCGTTTACGTATGCCGTTATAGATGTGTTATTGTAACTTGTTGAAGTTACAAAGCCATCTGTAGCGGCTACGCCGCTGGTGCCTACAGTTGAATAAGCTCCCATGCTGACCGGCTTCGGTTTGGGTATCTCTCCTATTGACGTGTCTATAGCGTCCTGCACTTCGTCCATCGTCAGCGACCCGATGAATTCGAGCAGGGTTTGCCACGTCGCGCCGTCCGTGCCCCTTTTAAAATCTAGTGACGCAATCTAATGTTTCACGTAAAACATTCAATCTGATATGGTTTCTTCATCGTCCGGAACGAATATACCGCCATCGGGCATAAATACGCCACAGTTAAACGGCTGTAATCCGCTGCCGTCAAAGCCGAATACGTTCGATGTATCTATCATTACCAAGTCCCAACCTACGCCAGCACCCACACATAGCGGGCCACCAACCTTGAATATAGCTAGGTCTTCATCTGACAGATACGACCTAAAAAGAAATCTGACGTGCATAGGATACGAGTTATAGTACGTCCCATCCTCTGTCTGTTTTTCGATTAAGACATTAAGAACAATTACATTGTAATCCGGAAACAGCTGATTTATCATGTAATTTAGCGTGTACAAACTAGCATCTGTGATGTTCGCTAGTGCTTTATAATAAAGCAGCTTCCTATATCCTTCGTCGTCAAGTGTTATCTTTGTACTGGTTGACTGGTCATATATAGTACGGTCCATGCCTATGATAGCGCCCCATATGTCCAGCCCTACGCCCTGCGCCGTCGCAATGTTAAATACGTTGTCGTAAAAGGTCCAGATATCCGGCGTGGGGTCAATGTTTTCCCGGAAGTCGGCTAGTATCTGGTAAATGGTAGGACTTGCAGAATATTGTGAAAGCAGATACGGCTGCTTTTCCTCGCGTATATCGTCGCAGGCCCTTACGTCTTCATTGCCTCGAAAATCCATGTTCTGACCCCCTAAGCTTCCAGCGCAATGACGGTTATATTATCTTCTGAAAGCACCGGGATTTCATCCGCCGGAATTTCAATGCTATCTACACGGCTACCGCCAGCAGGATATTGAAGCTCCACGCCTACGAAGTCATTTACGCCCGTCTGAATTACGCTTTTGTAAAAGCGGCTGGCATACAAGACTTGGGCCATCTTGACACGGCTATAGTCGATAGTTTCGCCGTTGAAGTTGGCCAGCACAGCCTTTTTTATCAGGTTTTCGTAATCTGTAGGCAAGGATAATGTTTTCCTGATAGTAACGTATATACCCATGTTGATAGTTTCGGGTATCTGGTAATAATACGTGTTTTCTGCCTTCGTCGTTGGGTCGATAACATCGACTTTAGTGTTGCCGTTCGTCCCGCAGCCGCCATCTATCTTTTGATGTATGGCGTTGCCGATGTCTTCTGGCTCGCCGCCGTAGACGCTTATATACAGGCTATGCGGCGATAAAGATACTCCCATTTTGGTGATAACGTTATCGCCCCTGTTTTCGACTACCTCGCAGGCTACAACGCCGTCAAGGTCGCTAACCGCTCCTTGTACTGCCGCCGCTGTGCCATGCGCGTTTTTCGATACGCTTTCAGCGCGCCGCTGCTCAAATTCGGCCTGCGTCTCGTTGTTTCTGCCGGTAACGCCAGAAGCGTCATTTGTTACACTGTCCCAGCCCGGTACCGCAGTGATGATTTTTGTAAGCGTGTTCGGACCTACTTCGATAGGTCCATACTGTGTGCAGCGGAAAACCGCCGTAGCTGTGCCGTTCTCGTCAATAGTGGTAACCGTGGTATTCAAAAACGTGTACCCGTTCACGTCCTGCACCAGTGCGCCATAAGGTATTATAGTGCCGTATGCGCCTTTGATGTTCCCTGTGACGTAAGTCGGTTGGGCGACGTGCCGTGTCAGAAAGTAAATGTTTGCCAGCGCGTCCTGAAAAACGCCCGCCGCCGTTTTGGGGCTTAGCTGGTTGGCCAGCGTGAGCAGTGCGCTGTCTTTCTGATTTATCAGGATTGCCTGACCGTCGATAAGCTGCCCGGCCGGGGTCTCGGTCTCGGTGTTAAGCAGTGGCTTTGTCGGGTCAACGGCAAAGGCTTTCTGCCATTGTTCAACCAGCCGCGCCCGAATAGTCGCCGTGTCTTCTACTACGATACCAGTATCCGGGTTAAATGTTATTGCCATTTTTACGCTCCTTTCTTTAAATCTGTATAGTGACATTCTTACTGTTAAGCGTCGTTATCTGCACTTCACCGCCATCTATGCGACCCTCGTTGTCATAGTCTATGGCAACTTCTACATCCGTCACGCCGTATATCTCACTGACGATATCTTTTATTCGGCTTCTAAGCACCGACGCCGATACAGAAAACTTTTTGCCAAGCGTGATGTCAAAGTACGGAATGCCGCGCGTCATATCTAGCGGCGCGTCTTCGTAGAACAGGCGGCAGGCGTTGGCTGCGTTCTGTGCGACTGCATAGTCGCCCGATGTAGTGGCGATATTCCCGGCGGCGTCGACAGCTACATCCCATGCGTTATTAAGATACAGCGTATAAGCGATAGGGTGGTCGGTGTTCGCGTAAGGGTTGAGCACTTCCTCATACTTACCGCTGACAATGATAGGTTCTGTTACTACTGGCGGGACTGGCTCCGGTCTTGGCGGTTCCAATACTTCAATTTCAAGCGTGTACGTGTTTTCGTTGTCGATTGAGCTTTGAATGCCCTCGAAGCGGAAGGGACCCAACACGGCCGGGGCCAGCTGCTCGAATGTAAACTCAAGCGTCTTTTCATCGTTCATACCATCACCGCCTAGCTGTTTTTGCAAAAATTGATAAAGTCTTCCGGCGGATTGGTGATATAGTATTCTCGGCCGTTTTTGGTTTTAATATAGTAATGGTCGAGCTTTAACTTTTTCCCCGCCTTTTCCGGGTTATCGTGATAAAACGTTTCTTTCAGCTTGAATACATCAATGCCGCCGTCAGCTGTGATATACGCTTTAAGCTCGTCGATATACTCCAGCAGCTCCGGTTTAATCATTGATATTCACCGCCTCAAAAAAACGATTAAACTGCGCCGGACTGAACGCGTCAATTCTCATGTTTTCCGTATCCAGCGTGATATAGTCGCCAACTCTGATATGCGTTCTTTCCAGCTCTAGGCCGCAGTTCTCGAAGTGGTCAAGGTAAAGCTCTGGACCGATGAAAAACAGCTCGTCACGTTCAAACGCCTGCTGCACCCATTCGGGGCAGTAGTACCCATCGGAGTTTTTCAAATCCCCGTCAAACTGATACGCCTTGAACCTCTTAGCCAGATGATATAGTTTCTCCATTTCTGCACTCTCCCTAAATCGTTGTAGTTGTTTCGAGGTATTTAATAAGCAGCGTGTTTAATATAGTCTGGTTGTATTCCGCGCCGTCTGGTATGTTGATTTTTACATAGAAAAGTGTGTTGATGTCTCCTACCTGCGGAATGTTGATAGCGTCGCGCCATACTATGTTATCAGGCGACAGCTTCACCCAGTCCGGATTAGTACCGGCCACGCTGATAGCTATTTCGTAGGCGTGCTCTCCGTTCGGGCAGCGCAGGGCATACGCTACCGGGTCGCCTAGTGCGCCCTTTTCCCCTGCGTACTTTAGCGGGTTCGTCGTTGATAGCAGGGCGCCGTCTGTGGCTCCCG